GGGTAATTGACGATTGAATAAATAGGAAGAAAATGGGTCACTACGACGACGACTATGAGCATCAGGCAGATGAGGCCAGGGCGCATCGCAAGAAAAATGCCAAAAAAGCAGTAATCTCCCTTAATAAATTCAAAAGGGAACTCCCGTTTGATATCCCTAATAGATTTAAGTGGCTCCTTGAAGATCTTGAAAACTGGCTTAAGAACGAATCTCAGTGATAAATTAACTTTTGAATAACTAAAATAAGAAGATAATGGGACTACAACAAGAAAGTAAGACATACAAGCCCTTCTACTACCCTTGGGCTGTTGAGCTTACGAGAACCCACGAAGAGGTTCATTGGACTGAAGACGAAGCGGAGCTTTCTGAAGATGTTACTGATTGGGCTATTAAGCTTAGTCTTCAAGAAAAAGCCTTCGTTACGAATATTCTTCGATTGTTTACTCAATCAGATGCTCAGGTGGGGCAGAACTATCATGACTTCCTAATTCCAATTGTTCGGAATAACGAAGTTCGTGTGATGCTCTCTAGCTTTGCAGGTCGTGAAGGTACACACCAACGCGCCTATGCACTGCTGAATGATACCCTTGGACTGCCTGATGAGGAATACCATGCCTTCCTTGAATATAAAGAAATGTCGGATAAAATTGGGTTCATGCAAGAAAACTCAATCGAGACGACTACCGGAAAAGCGTTTGCATTTGCGAAGACTGTGGGCCTTGAGGGTATTTCTCTCTTTGCTTCTTTTGCAATGCTACTCAATTTCCAACGATCAGGGAAGATGAAGGGAATGAATACCATTGTGGAGTGGTCTATTCGGGATGAGACACTTCACGTACAGGGTAACGCGATGGTATTCCGGCAGTTCTGTGCCGAACATCCGCAGATTGTTAATGATGAATTCAAGAGTAAGCTGTACAAGATGATCGACACGATTGTCTCTCTTGAAGATAAATTCATCGATCTTGCTTTCGCAGGATTTCCTATTGCAGGGATCACCGCTGAGGAAACAAAGCAGTATATCCGCTGTATTGCAGATCGCAGGCTAATTCAGCTTGGCCTTAAAGAGAAGTACCATACCAAGAGTCCGTTCGATTGGCTCGATTGGATTATTAATGGTGTAAGCCATGACAATTTCTTTGAGAAGCGTGTTAGTGAATACTCCGTGAATGGTATGGTCGGGGAGTGGGGCTATGATCAAGATTAATCGTCAGAAAGAAGAAATGAATAATCTTCTTGACGATGATCGCAAATACAAGGATGTTCCTGGTCGCGATAAGCATACCAGGGCGACACCCTACAAAAGAGATCGAAAGAAGGTAGCGTATGATGAGTTTACAGAAGTCGATGATTTTAGCGACATTTCAGAAGATTGACAGTCGTATCAGGGAACTTTCTTCAGGTACCGGTCCACTCGAAGCTCAGTGCAATTCTTACGAGAAGCGTATTGAAGGTATTCGGGCAGATCTGAAGAAGCTTGAAACTTCAATTCACAAACGAGAATGAGCTACATAATTGAAGAAATAAAGAAGCTGTATCCTGATGGATTTAAGGGTGTTAGGATTTGTGTCAATGGGTGTACTGCACCCGCCAGGACACTAGTCACCAACCTATTCCATCTAGGGGCTACAGTTTACGCATCCGATCCTGTTCTTGAAAATATTTCGATTTTAAATAAAGTCATTCATGAACTTGCGGGTAGTATGCACCGATACAAGCATGTATCCTTTGGCGCCATTCATTTGGAACAAGCGGAGGTATTTGTGAAACTCAATGAACCTACAGGGATCATCAATGCTAAACACACAATCAGTCCCCGTAAGCCTTCGCAATAAGTTTATTGCAAGCCAGAGTCGATTGGCTAGGGTTAGATCTGGTAGGGGTGACTATTCACGTATTGATATCTCTGAGGAGGGATTCTTATATCTTACTGGAGTGATTGACCATAATAGCGTAGGCCCTGTTATTGAGCAGCTTACGGAGATTGCCATGATGCCTCCGCATGCTCAGCCTGAAAATACGATTCTGTTTATCAATAGTGTTGGTGGTCGTATGGATGCCGCCTGTCAGTTAATTGATTTGATTCGAGAAATTCCAATTCCTGTAATTACATACGGCACCGGTATGGTTGCTAGCGCAGGGTTGATGATTCTCATGGCGGGTAATAAGGGTACTAGGTGTGCTACTGATGGGACAATCCTGATGTCACACCAATACAGTTCGGGTTCTGATGGAAAGCATCATGAATTGATTGCTGCAAATATTGAGCATAAGATGATCGATGCGATTATCATGAAGCGATACAAGAAGTTCACAGGGAAATCGGAGTCCTATATCAGGAAGAATCTCCTACCTGCAAATGATGTGTACCTTACTGCAGAGCAAGCTCTTGAGCATGGCCTTATTGATCAGGTCATCAAAACAAACTAATTAAACGGCCTTCCTTCGGGAGGGCCACCTTATTAAAAATGACACCATACGCTGAACAAGCCCAAGTACTCTTCAATCGCATTCGCAGCGAGGATTACTATGTCGGTCGATTTGATGCCCTGCTAAGCAGCAAGAATTACGTAGTTGATGAGCTCTTGAAGCTTGAGGACTCGGTAATCTGTGGATTCTTGAACGACTTCTGGGCAGCACTTCCTGATAGTCCCTCAATTCACCGTGTTCCTTTCTATGAGCTGTGTACACTCTGTGAGGGTACCGATAGTGATGAGTTTGATAGCGAGTGGGAGGGTGATGAAGACGACATCCCTTTCTAGATCCGAGTTTATCCGTCGAATAAATGAGGAGTATCCTGATGACCTAGCTTCTTTTGCAATGTCTGGATTTAGGACTCTCAGCGCTGGTCTCATGGAGATTGGCAGTGTGTACTATCTGAAAATGCTGAAGAAGCCCTCAATGGAGCAGCTTGCAACGCATTATCAGCGTGATATGGAACGAGGAGTATTTTTATAATTCAAGGTCTGCTCGCAGTTACTACCTTCGTGGGATTCTTCTCACTATTTCTCGCAATCCTATTTGGATGGCTGATGAATATTGTAGCCCTTGTGCAGAACGCGGATACTCTTGTGTTCGGCGTCAAGACGCTACTCATGATTATTGGCGTGTTCTTTCCTCCGCTTGGTAGTCTGATTTACTGGCTAGGATGATTACAGAAAATGAGCGCGAATTCTTTGAAGAACGCGCAGGTATAATTGAGTATGACGGCCAATTTAATCGGTTTGAATCCGAGAATATGGCTGCTGAACAAACACTAAAGTATTTCAAGAAAATGCAAACATACGTAGAAAAGAAGCCGCGCTCTATTGAAGCCGTGCAGTGGTTCAATCATGGGGACCATCCCCTGGTTCGCGAGTTTGAGGGTGTTCCCAGTGATGTAGCCCCTATGGGATACTTTGCCACCAAGAAGGGTGTGCGTATTGTGAAGAGCGGTGACTTTATTGTACACAAGGGGCCTGTAGAGCCTATCGTGTATTCAAAGGTTTATTTCGATTACAAGTACAAGCCCCTCGAAGAAAAGAACAATACTGTTGAGGCGTATCCCACTCCTATTCAGGCAACGTCAGACTATTGGAATAAGATCTGATGACACACTCCGAGCAATTGCGACTTCAAGAGCTGTCTGTGTTAAACTTTCTTAGCTATGATGAGGTAAAGGAATTGCAAGGTCTTGTTGTTTCGCTATTTGGCAAGCCGCCTCAGATGGCCGCGCTGCTAAAGCCTAAGTATGACTACGATTACGATACTCGTGGATCGTTGGCAAAGAAAGCCTTACTATGTGATGGGTGATATACAATGCCTTGCTCTGAATATATACTATGAGGCCCGTGTGGAGTCTCGTACAGGACAAATCGCTGTTGCGGCTGTTACACTAAACAGGGTAAGGGATCCAAGGTTTCCAAAGACAATTTGTGAGGTAGTCTACCAGAAGAACCACAAAACTTGCCAATTTTCCTGGACATGCCAAAATGTAGGTCCCCCTAAGGATCTTTTGGCGATGGCCATTGCGTATTCTCTTGCAGCGACCTACATCGGAGGATTCCATGAGGATCCCACCCAGGGCGCTTTATTCTTTCACTCGACCAGCGTATCACCGCGATGGTCACGACGGCACATCATTACTATTGGCCGCCATAAATTCTACAAAGTTTAATCATGACTAAGTCTGCTCCTCTCTACACCACCACCCGTCTTCTTCAGCTGGCCGCTCAATACATCCTCGAGAATACCAAGCCGGATGGCCAGCATCCCTCGATTGAAGACGCCATTCTTGAAGCCCGCGCGCATGGCCCCTACGGCTGCAAGTTTCCGCTTAGCGCCTTGCGGCGTGCGAATACCATCTTCGACATGCTGCACACCGATCCCAAGACGAAGCGTCGTGTTGAGTTCGGTAAGCGTTACAGCGAGACGCGCAACAAGTATGCCATCGGCAATGTGATCAAGAATGCTCACGCTCGTGCGCAAGCTCTCCAGGCTGCTGCCGAGTTTGCCATGAAGCCCATCAAGAAGGGTACCACGATTCGTCGTGCGATTACGGCGCCAACCAAGAAGGGCTGATATGCACCCTGAAGTGTCGGCTATCCGTGAGGCTAATACTATTCCTGATGGGCCTTCCGAGAAGGCTAAACTCAAAGAGTGTGCCGTTGATTACAATATTCCTCTTGACGAGGCTCTTGGCGATGCCGAGCTGGACTCCGAGAAGATGCTCCGGGAGGGCGATTCGACACTTCTTGAGCTGATTGTGAAGTATCGAGAGATTGAGCATGAAATAATGGAGATTCTTCGCAATGCCTGAAGGTTTTAAACCACAGTTGTTGTATCGTAGCAATCCTGATACCTCGAGGCTGCCGTACCCGGTGCTGATCAGCCCCAAGCTCGATGGTATTCGCTGCCCTATTTATCGTGGTCGTCCTGTGTCGCGCACTCTTAAGGAGCCTCCAAACCGGTTTCTTCGGAAGAGCCTCACTCACGAATTGTTGAGTGGGATGGACGGGGAAATCATTGTGGGGGAGCCTAACGCTCATGACGTATTCAATCGAACAGACACGTTCTGGAAGCGTCATGATATGGTCACGCCTTTCAACTACTACGCTTTCGATGATTTCTCTCGCCCTGATTGGAAGTACTACGATCGATATCGGAAGCTTTCTGACCGTATACGATCCCTTGACCAGAACCTGGAAGGCGTTAGAGTACACCTCCTTGCGCACAGTTGGGTGAATTCTGAGCAGGAGCTTCTTGAGGAAGAAGAGCGGATTCTCCTTCTTGGCTACGAGGGGGTAATCATTCGATGCCCCAATGGCCCTTACAAGTTCAACAGGACAACTGAACGAGAGCAGAATGCCTTTAAGCTAAAGCGGTTTATTGATTCAGAGGCTCGTATTATTGGCTTTGTTGAGGAATTGCACAATGCCAATGAAGCCCTTGTGAATGAACTCGGGAGGACTAAGCGTCAGACCCTTCAGGAGAACATGATTCCGAAGGGCACCCTGGGATCATTCATTGTGCAGGATGTTCAGGAGAACGACGCCAGTCATAAGTTCTATGGTGTTACTTTCAATATAGGTAGTGGCTTTGATGCTGCTGACCGGATTCTCTACTGGAATGACCGTGAGAAATACTATGGGAAGCTTGTTACATACAAGTATTTTGCTCCAGGATCCAAAGATGCCCCTCGACACCCCATCTTTAAGGGTATTCGAGACGAATCGGACATGCTCCAATGACGAGGTTTTCATGACGCAAGCTGATCTTGATGCTCGCCTTAAGATCATCCTGATTTATCAGCTTATACCCACTTGTCGAAGGCTTACGTTTGACATCCATTACCAGGACAACTCCTGGGATGGCACTGAAGAAACAAGGATGGTGTACCGCCATGATAACGGTGTCGAGATCATTAGTCAATCACAGATGGACATTCAGACGGATCGCCTTTGGATTCTTGGTGAGAAGGGTCACACTCGATCAGGCTCGATGGTATTTAGTGACGACCTGAAGCGGGATAAGCAAGAAAAGAAGTTTGATGAGGCACTACTTGGGTGGGCTCAGGCAGCTTTCTGTGGACTCGCAACAATCAAGCACACCAATCTTTACTCGAGGGTGATATATGTACAGGGTTAAGGTATTCTCACTGTATCAACAACCGATGACTGTGTTTGAGCATCGATGGAGGATCGTTGCGGATATTTACGCCTTCATTTACCAATGTGGTAATCCTAATATCGTCACACAAGTGGTATTTCGAGATGGCCAAGGGGATTAAACCTGGCGTGCGATGCCGCATAATTGGAAGCCATGAACAGATCGATGAGAACAACTATCGTGCTGTCCCTGGAGTTGGCCCTAATGTGGGTCGTATAGTTACTATTGTCAAGTTTAAGGATGAGTCCCCTAACCTTGGCAATGTGTGGGAATGTGACGCAGGTACACCCTGTATTGTGCTCTATTGGGGATCTATAATTCAAGTTGCCCATTTCTCTGAATACATTCTTGAGCCTATTGAGGATGATCCCCTCCCTGAAGTTACCAAGGAAACTGAAAAAGAAACGACATGATGAATCAAGCTGAAGAAGTGCATTACGACAATACTCCCATGACGCCTTCACAAATCAAGGCCATGCGAGATGAGCAGGAACGCGCTCATGCACGATCCATCCAACTGAACAACATTGTCAAGCGGGGCATCTACATTCTGTCCCCTATGAAATTCATCAAGAAGCGTCGTCCTACTTTCTTCATGGAAGGAAAGGAAATGCAGAGTCCTGAGCTGAAGCTTGCGCGAGAGCTCGCTGACAAAGGCGACGGTCGTGGTGTTCAACAACTCGCACAAAAGATCTATGCCGAAGATAACAAAATCGCAAGCGCCTAAGGACATCCTCTGCCGAGTAAAGATCGGCGAGTATGATGGGCTTGAGGGATTTACTGCAACACGATTCCTGAATAAGAATATGGGTCGTATTGTAGAACTTGTTGATCTTGGACATCGGGGTTACTTCCGTACTCCTATGGGATTTGATGTCAAGAAAAAGTACTTTACTGTACTGAATCCCAATTCGATTATTGATGAAGTCTTCAAGGACATCAAGGAAGAGATCGAGGCGGCTCGTAAGAAATTTCCTGCGAATAAGTTCATGGTCGGCGCTCTCACAGAAGAGGTTGGTGAGTCAGCCCAGGCCATGATTGACCATGCATTCCGCAAGGATACTCGTCAGAGCATCTACAAGGAACTCGTTCAAGTTGCATGTGTGGCCATCCGATTGATTACTGAAGGCAGCCATGAATTTCCGTGGCAGGGCCTTCTCAGACCTGAGGTAAGAAAGAATTATGCCACATCCGTTGCTATCGCGACTGCCAAGGCTAACAATCGTAGCGAGTGACATTCTTGCTGTTGAGTACGGTGTTATTGTTCATGGATGCAACGCCCAGGGAGTAATGAAGAGTGGTCTCGCAGCACAAGTACGGGAGAAGTATCCTGAGGTCTATGAGGAATATCGTAGACACATGCCTGCTCTTCCTCCTGTACGCACTGATTCTGCTGTTGGGAGGCCTCGCACTGGTACTCTGCCTATGGGTAGCATATCTAGCGTCGAGGTAAGCATCAACAAGTGGATTGTGAATGCAACTACCCAATTCGCTTTCGGGAAGGACAACAAGCGGTATGTTAGCTATGATGCTATCGAGATTGCATTCAGGGAAGTTGTGCGACTCATTTATGAGGTCACTCAGAAGCGAGGATTTACTCCTACTCTGCACATTCCCAGGATTGGTGCAGGGCTAGCAGGAGGTGATCTACGTGCTATTCTCGAAATCATTCTAAGTGTAGTCCCGGAGGCTATTCCTGTTGTGCTTCACTTCCCTGTGTTCCAGGAGCGCACCTGATGTCCCGACTACTGACCTGGATTCTTGGAAAGCGTAGGGATCCTGCAGGAATGCGCGTTGGGGATCTTGAATTACATGATGTGTTTATTGCAAGGGCCGGCTTCATCGATGGTGGTATATACCGCCTTGGCCCTAGGTCTCTTAAGAACGGCCATAGATATGAATTAATTAGCCGTCGTGGAGACTATGTTGACGTTAGAGAAGTAGCAACGAATATCATAAAGACATGCGCCGCTCATACACGAGTTGGTGGTGTTCTTCAACCTGAAAAGTGCGAATAATGAAGAAGCAAAAGCTGGTTCCCGTGAAGTCTGTCGGCAAGTTTGAAAATCTGAAGCTTGACCGTCTTGAATTTGAATGTACTGAGAGTGCCATTAAGCGCATTCGTATTTTTGTTGAGGGTGGCTCATACATTGAAGTGTATGTGAACTCGTACAGCGTTGAAGTCTACGAGCCTGAGACTGTTACAATGTACAGGGCTACTATCGTGGACTCTAAGGGTATTCTCCCTGACCACAGTAAGGATTTCGATTCCGAAAATGAACGTGATCGATTTGTTCGATCTGTTGATGACAATGACGGGAGCTACTCCCGCTTCACCGTTGCCCTTTCCCAATTCGACAAAGTGAGCCTGTAATGAATACCGATCTGAATAGCATCCCCCTCAGCGAACTCGTGGCTGCCCTTGAGCGCCGTCGTGGTAGTAATAGCCAGGAGCGCCGTGATGCAATCTCCAGGATTTCCGACAATGTGGAGGGGATCAAGAAGCTGTACAAGGAAGCTACGGAGCTGGCTGAATTGTTTGAACTCCAATTCAGCGTCAGCGATCATGATCTTGAGTTGTACATCAATTTTGATCGTACTCCGGGCTGGAACAGTTCTTCGGCTAATTGCTAATCTTGCTCACATCCGCTCGCACTTATTTATTAACGGCACGGATGTGACGTAACTAGGACATTATAATGAGTTTGTACACTGACGGTACTACCCTCGCCAGCGATAACGATATCATTGCTGCCGTTGTTGATCGTGGACTTCTTGAACGTTGCCGTGTGCGTTACAAGAAGGATCGCTCTGGAGAACTTGAGGGGATCACCTCTGAGATTAACCGGCTTATTGAAAAGTGCAAGGTTGTGGCTGATGAATGCCGTGTTACCTTCAAGATCGATAGCGGGGGCTACGATGACGATATTAAGTACAACCCCTACGAATGGAGCTATGATGGGATCAAGAGTAATCCCGTGAAGCAAAAGGAAGGTCTTGAGAAGATTTCTGAGGATGTCACCAGGATGGTTGGGCTTGTACAGACTGCCAAGTCGATTGCGGACGATTGTGGCCTCACTTTCCACATTAGTCTTCAGTATGGCCACACCTACTATGGTGATGGTAGTGGCGGTGCTGGCTGGGATCGTAGTGATTCTTCTTGCTGATGCTCGCTCCGCTGTGATTTAACTAAACAAGGTTATCATGAATACCACTGAATTCATTCCTACTGCAACGTTCCCTGCTACGGACACCGTTGAGAGTCTCCTTCGTGAGGCCATCAAGATCATCAATGCGCATCATCGCCGAACCCACAAGAGCTTTCTTGGCCGTGCACGTACTGCTGTTGGCCCACAGAAGGTTGATGGCTTTCGTTTGTACAAGGATGGGAGCGGTGATGTATTCACCATTGAAGATTGGCAGTCTGAGGGATCACGGCAAATGTTCACTGATGATGATGGGATTGGATATTGGGCCAAGCTCGGCATGGACGGGCAACTGCTCGAATCCACAATCAGTGCATTCAGCCCAAAACCTGAATGGGCAACTTGTGTAACCTGGTACAACAAATAATATGCGAGTGCTTGTGATCGGAAGTCGTGCACTTCAACATCACAGGCTACTCACATGGCGCAAGGCCGGGATTGATACCGATATCATCTCAAGCTATGATGACGCCATTGAGTATGCCAATCTTTTGAAACCTATTCACGGGAGTATTCGTTCAAATTACCCCACTGAGGGTGGTAAGAAAGTAATTGTCAAGTTCTTGAGTGGCCACGTTCTTGAGGCTGAGATTGCATGGCCCGGTACTTGCGCCGAGAGGATTCTTCAGATTCACACTGCAGGTGTTGGCGGTGTAACCTATGCAAGTATTCAGCTATGCTATATGCTGAAGATGTCACATAGGTACCTCAAGAATAATCCTCATTTCATGAAGACAATGCGGGATATTCGTATGCTCCGCAAGCTCATCATAGATCCACAGAGGGTACTTGAGCTGTTTGTGGAAACGTATGAATGGCGCATGAGGGATACCTACACATACAGCAGGCCTAATCTCAATCAAGGGAAGAGTACCTTCTTTAATTCTGAGGAGATAAACTATCTGTACGATCATGATAGCCTTCACCTTACTGTCGCGCAAAGCCCCTCACCTGCATACAAGTTCTTTATGGTGGATAACCATGAGGTGCTCAGCAGCAAGGCTAAGTTTGAACAGTGCAGCGCTACCGTAAAGCTAAACGCTGTTCTTGAGGAGGCCTATGTGCTTGCACTTGAGCGTTCTCAAATCCCTCACCCTGGCGTGCTAACTCCAAGAGAGTCATTCCTGATGGCCCTCGAAAAGGTCTGTACTAGTATTACCTCCGGCTGGTTCCGGGAATTTGCATGGGAAAACTATGACACTGTACTCAGCCTCTACAGCGAAAACTATGTGGACAAGTTTCGCGCTGGTCTTGCGAAAGGCTTGGTGGTTCCTTTCAAAGGATAGGCCATTTGAGGGCTTCCACAAAAGCAAGAATGACAGGTACGTATTCATCATTGGTGATATCACATTTGTTGACTACGAAATTGATTCAGACGTAGGTGCTGCTGGGTGGCTAGACTATCTACTTGAGCATAGCAGTAGAAGTGACGCTGCACTGTTGGGTTTCTTGTTTCATGTGGAGCAGCAATGTGGAGGAGAGATCTTCTACAAATCTCTAAGGATTCAAGCTGCAACAATGAAGGATACCCACGGGTGGGCACTCTATCCACAAACAGTAGTCCTGTATGATGGCTTCCCCAAACGCCTAGGCGATATCGATGGCAACACATCAACTCATTAACGAATCCACCGGCCTTACCGTAAAGCCAGGTGATATGCTTACCAGCCATCGCGGTATGCACGCCCAATTGGTCTCATTCCGTGTCCTAAGTCCTCCCTCGACAGGTCGTATTACTGTGCTTATTGATGATAAGGAGCTGGAATACTATCCTAGCGTTTATGATCTCAAGATTGTGGAGCTTAGCACACACTAGTCCACATTAGGCGTCCCTGGCGGGTGGCCCTAGGGAGAGATTACCCTGGCCATCCCCCACACGAACAACCACGCACCTGGCACACTAACAATGACTAACAGTACATTCCCACTTGCGCCACAGGGCACGCGGCGCCCACTTGGAGATCGGCTCATAGGGGCATTCGAGATTGCTACGAAAGGCACAGGAAGAAAATTCGATAATAGCTTCGGATATCTCGCAAGGACTATCCTTGGAGAGCTTCACGCAGTAAGAGTTCTTCGAAGTAATGCAGGATACTACATAGGTACTGCATCAGGAAATGGCAGTCCAATCTCAAGGGAAAGTCAGGAGTACTACCCCACTGAGGTTGATGCGATTAATGCCATCCTTGATAACTCCTGGACACAAAGGTTAGAGCCATAATGAATAACAATAACGGTATATCAATCGGCGTACCCTACCCACTCATCGAGTTTAGGCAGAGCTACTGCCCAAAGGTGATAAGCAAGACACAGCTGTTGTTGGTGCTGGAGTGGGCTCTTGATGAGTTCGACAAGAATTTGCATGGCTACTTCTGCTTTGTGTTTAGGGACTGCTATCACTTCAATCTGTACCTGCTTATCACAAAGTTGCTCTTTGAGTGCTGGCCTGAGCATCTCGAGGTGCTAGCCAATGACAGGTATAATCCATCTGATGGGCTTCATTGCATTCACACAATAGTAAATGGTCTTGATGGGGATGGAGATCCTAGGGATTACACATTTAATTCGTCTCAGCCATACCGGAGGCAATTTGTTGAATGGTTAAGGAATGTGAATCAGGAAAAGGAATTCATCCTTCTCGACGAGCATGATTTCAAGGAAGCTAACCCTCATCTTTGGGGACTCGAATGATTATCATAAAAGCTAAACTTGTAGACTATCTGGACCAACTCATCGAGGAATTCCAGGAGCAAGAATATGGATTCCTCTGCAATGAGATTGATCGATTTGAGGACTGCCGTGTTAGTGCCCGAAAGTTGTCAACTCTCCTCGCAAGACTGCTCCTTGAATGGCAGCCTCTTTATGTACCACGAATGCTGGATAAGGGTGATAGCCCTGAAACTGGTTTAGGAGGTATTGGGTGCATCACAGGTTATATGTACAATGGGGAGAGTCCGGGGCAAATTTTTCAGATGGACCAACGTAAGCGCCGTGAGTTTGTTCAATGGCTATCATTGGTAAATCAGGAAGAAGAATTCCTTATTCCAACCATGAAGGAGCTTAAGCTGTCTCACCCTCAATACTTCCATGATGCTGAGTTACGCTTCCTAGACCTTATGGCATAGCACAGGGACCTCCAGGGGACGCTAAAGCACCCCTCCCCGTGTGAGCCTATTAACGTAAGTATTAATAATATCTTTAATAAGAGATATTGTTAAATACATATTTATTGTAAATTATTTATTAAAGTATATTTATAATAAAGGAAGATCAATGAAGAAAAGAGTAAAATACCTTTCTGAGTATCCTGTAGAGTTCTATCGAAGAAACTCTAATAGTAGGGGTAAGACCTGCGTTTATTGTAGCATCCATCCCATTGATCATCCTGGTAACGTCCTAGGCTCGCTGTACAATGGCACTGCAAACGATACAACAGCAGTCCTTGGTGTTGATATGTTCAGTGGTGAAGTCGAGACAATGAATACAATCTACTACCCTGACCACAGAAGTAAGTTCAAGTTTGAGTTGCCTGATAACTGTCGGAAAATTATCAAGGAAGAGAAACCTGAGGAAGTCTTTGGGGATCTATAACTCCTTGATTTCGTGCCAGGTGCACCAGGTCGCTTGCCCTGGGTCACCAGGGGACGCTAAAGAGTCACAGCAAACAATAAAAGGAGGATGCCATGCTGCCAGAAGAAATAAACAGTTTAGTTAGTACGTTAGCAACAGCAGCAGGTCCCCTTATTCTTGCTGTTATAGGAATATTCAGCGGAGCTGGATTCTGGGCTTATTGGACAAAGAAGGCTGAGCTTAAATCCCATGGGGATGAGGCCGAGAGTAAGTATCGTGGGGAATTGTCTGAGCAGATATCCTCACTAATGCATAAGATTGAGGAGCTTTATGAGACTCGCGGTGAGCTTATGGCTGAGCTGTACGAGGTTCGTGCTAAGCTAGCTGAGGCTACCGCTGAGATAAACACTCTCAAGGGAATTATTGAGAGGCTCAAATGACTGATGCTTGCTCCGCTGCGCTAGACAGCCAGAACCCTCGTAAGACTATCCCTGACATTCCTCTTGCTGAACATAAGCATGTTGAGGAAGACAAGAAGGGATTGTTTGATGTGGAGTATGTGAAGGCACGCTCTACATGGGCACGCTCTACAAAGTCCACACTTATTAACGCAAGGGAATCAGCGGCTAAGCTTTCAGCACTTGGCTTTGATCCTATTGAGACGATGGTAAAGAAGTTTGATGAGGTCCAGACAATTATCGATCAAGTGATGATGTCTAGCAAACCTTCAATGATTGCCATTGCACAGCTCCTTACTCTTCAACAGAAAATTAGTAATGATCTATTGAAATACGGCTATAATCAAGTTCCTGATCGTAGTGAGACACCTCCTGAGATTGAACCCATGGGTATCCTTCTTACGGACTAGTCTTGTTCGCGTCCGCAACGCTTAACCAAATGAGCGCAGCATGAAAATTGATCTTGAGCCCTACACACCCACAAAGAAAGCCCAATTTTGGTGCAATCGATGTGACCACTATGTTGTGGATTCTGAGGATGGTGCGACAGGGACTTTCTTTGTTCAGTTTGGGCATTCGTTCAGTCGAGCCCACATGGAGTACGACGGGAATTACACTGGTGTGATGTTCGCATTCTGCCGCGAGTGCATCGGCAAGGAGTGCATCCCTAATGAGTAGGTTATATGTGTTCTACCTTGTGATGCCATCCTGGAATAAGTATCGATACCGTTGTGTAGTCGAATCAGGATGGGATCGCGCCGCTGCTCTCCTTGGAGATAGTGCGGGAATCACAAGGATTGATGAGATTGAGAATCGTCCTGCAACTCCGAGATTTCCACAGGGTACACGATTCGATTGTGATAATCTTGGTCATTGTGGGTGGTATCGACCATGAAAATAGCTGATGTGTACTGGAAAATTGAGGACCTCAAAAATTCTCGCCTTAATGAGCTTGAGGGTAAGGCTATTGCCATCCAGAATGAACTCAAGGAGTTTGCTCTTAAGCGTGTAGAGTTGCTAATTCACAACCATGAGCTTGCTGTGTACACTTGTGTACGTCTGGCAAGAGTAGCTTTCCAGGAGGGTAAACCCCGTGAGGCAATATATCACCTCGCAGGGGAAACCGACAAATTGAGAATGTATAGCCCTGAAATTGTTGATCTAATCGAGATAATCCAATCATGATGATTAATGTATCTGTTCCTAGGTGGCTCCGCTGGACTACCGGTGTGCTTGCCACAATCGCCTTTGTTTGTGTTACTGCAAGTCAGTCCTATAGCAGAGGTGAAGAGGCTGGTCTCCGACTTTACCACAGGTATTGTCTCAATAATCCTAGTCCTGTTGTGATCGACAACACTGCCGTAGCTTGCAAGAGTATCAGCGGTGGCTCACAACTCTAAACTCATTGGCTTGATAAGCCCCGCGGTGCACATTGCAATACTACTTTCAATAATTGTAAGCTGCACTCCTACCGCAAATGTTGTTCTCACTCCAAAGTATGATGTTGTTGGCGTGACCCTCGTACCTCCTCAAGGTGATACCACTGTAGGTAACGCTGAGGGTCCTCCAGGAGCACTAGGTGTGCTATGCGGAAAGGACAGGGAGTATATTGGTGCAGGATTTGTACACAGTCCCCTAACAGGAATAATCAGCGAGGCGCCTATAGGATACCCTGCGTATACTGCTGGCATAAGAATCAACGATGTGTTCATGTCAATGACTCCTGACAGTGTGCACAAAATAGGCGATGTAATCCGAGTAGGGATACTTCGTAAGGGTAAGGAAATGTTCTTTAACATCAAAGCAAGAAAGATTTGCTATGCCAACTCGTAAAGAAATCAACAATACGTTTCTTGAAGTAGCTATGAGTCTCGACAGTGATCATACACTTCCTGCGTGGGATACATTTCCATACAGCGATATTGGCAATGCCGCGTGGGATATCTTCGACAAGGCAACAATGCCATCTGAAGGTTCTCGCAAGGGAGCTCCTGCAGTACTGGCCTGTTTGTTCCTCTCGCACATGCATCACGAACTGTGATGTATACCCTAGGTGATGACTGGGATCCTGTGGAGAGGCAATCAAAGAAGTTCCTGCTCTCGTTTGCTGAGTGGGAGCTTTGCAGATACCACAGGAAATTTGTGTTCCATAAGGATCTTGGGATATTCATGGGTAGCTTCCTTGGATTGGGTTTCTGGTCCAAGGTTAGCGACTGCACTGATCTAGACACAGCACCTGTGTTTGAACACAAGTATGAAGTGATGGCTCTCTTTGAAAGGACTGAGGAAATGCCGTTCCTGACATTCAGGGATATCATGAGTGAGCACGATCAGTATGCAACCAAGGCTGATTTCAAAATTCTTGGCTATAAATGGTAGTCTTGCATGAAAAACTTTCATTTTGAGAGTGGTTACTATAGGCTTCGGCATAACAATGAGGATGACAGCCGTTCTGTTATTGATCTAGCTACTCAGAAAGAATTGCTCGAGATTGATTACAGGTTCTATATTAGTGCCAATGGAAAAATATTGGGACGACTTCTTGTGGGTGCTGAAGATAATTGGGAATTGTACTTGCAAGAGACCTCCACAGTACACACGCTTGGGGTTAAGTGCGAGGGCTATAATTGGGGTGGCATTGCGGATGCTGAAATAGCTGCCGCGAAGGTGCTGCTTACGAAGAAACCGAGTGTGCTCCACAATCAAAATCAATGAACGAAGTTATTTATTAATTTGAGTCAAACCCTACACAAGCTCTCTAGCTAGGAGATTACGCGCGCATGTATAAGATCCTCGTGACTACAGTTACGCTATTCCGAGACTGTATGTGTACAACTGTACTTAGTTACAAGAATATTGTAGATGCTGATAATGCCTTTAATAGGCTTTCTGCTACTACAATAGACCCTGTAAACCATTATCCTGTGAAGCTTTATTAGTATGAAACTAATTGTTGCAGGTTCAAGATCAATTACCTCTCTTGATATCGTCGTTGACGCTATCGAGCGAGTGCAGGGAGTACTTAATGCTGAATCATCATACATTTCCGAGATCGTTAGCGGAGGAGCCAAGGGTGTTGACTCCCTCGGAGAAGAAGCTGCAAGAATTCTGGGCGTTGGAGTTAGAAGATTTCCAGCTCGATGGTATAACGAAAGCGGAAAGTTTGACTACTCCGCTGGATTTAAGCGAAACGTTGAAATGGGCGAATACGCTGACATCCTCCTTGCAGTCTGGGATGGGCAATCGCGAGGTACCCTCCACATGATGGAATGGATGAAGGCTCGCGAGAAGCGTGTCTTTACATTTCGTCCTCGTAATTTTAATGTGGAACTTAATCATGCAACAATTCAGAATATGCTAAGCTGATGACCTGCTGTCATACTAATTGGGATTACCCAAGGAAGCCTGACTATAGTGGGTACGCTCATTACAAGTCGGCTAATGATTCTAATGGTGTCCACTATCGTGTTAAGTTTTATACGGTGGACATTCGTAATGAGCCGATGACCAAAACTCACCAGGGAATTCTATTCGAGCTTGTTAGCTACGAAGATTATCTTGGTATGCACAACTACGTCAAGAACAAATATGGCTGAACACAAAGTAAAATTGATTCCTTGGAATATCCCTGAGCTTGTCTTTGTGAGGCAACCTCCTGGAAATAAGGGAGATGGTCCTCGCCAAAATCCTGGGATTCCCATCACTGAACTAAGTTATGAAACTCTCAGGGAACTGATGGATGAATTTGAGGAAGGTCTCTACAAGGCCGCAGGAAAGTCACGTCCTTTTACTCGTCAATAATGCTCGCTCCGCTATACCTTCGGGTGTAGTGGGGCTCATACACCTTTATTTTATCAAATTCCACTACACATTTTGTGGTGTAATCTAATAAAGTATTGTCCTGTTAGATCAATGGTCAGATCAGCGGAACTTCACTCCGCGGATACGAGTTCGAATCTCGTACAGGGCTCCAATTTGCTACTTTAGCTCAGTAGGTAGAGCACCCGCCTTGTAAGCGGAAGGTCCACAGTTCGAAACCGTGAAGTAGCACCATGTCTTGTCGCATTCGCGACGCCCATCATGCCCTTATTGGATGTGGTGGGTCATGCACCTTTATTTTATCAAATCAGAAGGCATAAATGTTTGAAATAAAGAACTCTTTAATACACGGCCTTGGGGTGTTTGCCACAAGAAATATTCCCGCAGGCACACCAATCTGTCAATACAATGGCGATGAGCTATCATACGAAGATGCCTGGACAAGAACACAGCTAGACCCCTCGGCGGGTGTCTCTATGTTTGATCTCCAGAATGGCTTCATGGTAGATGGCGCTTCACCTTCTAATAATGGTAGCTATAGGATCAACCATAGCTGTAGCCCTAACGCCACGTGCATTCTTGTGAGGGATGCCACGAGTACCACAGGCATTCTTATCTGCGCCCTTAGGAATATTAGCAAGGGTGATGAGATCACATACGACTACTCCCTGCAGGTAACCTCAGGTACTGAGTTCACTACACACAAATGTTATTGTGGATCCTCTACCTGCTATGGCACAATGTCAGGTAATCAACTAATTAGGGATAAGTCCCGTAAGCTTTTCATTAGTAACCTAACGCAGCGGAGTAAGTAATGGCAAACATGGTAACTCTTCACAGGGGCCAGTCCCAGGTGATGCGTTACCTGTTTCCTAAAGACCAGCCTGAAGTGGCTAGGTATGCATGCGTAGTAGCATCGCGGGGATATGGTAAGTCAGTCCTTGGTAGTGCTGTAGCGGTAAAGGCCGTAGACTACTTAATGCGGCTCTCCCCAAGGATTCCAAATAAGAACGTAAGTATTGTTGCCCCTACATACGGTCAAGTGACTGATATCTATTGGCCCCTACTTACAACAATGTTCAATCTCAAGGCTTACGCAATTAAGCACTCAGAGCGCGATGGATTCTTCCTGTTTCCAGGTAATGTATCCCTTAATCTCTGGTCTTATGAAGCTTCCGAAAGAATGCGCGGTAGCGGCCAATTCCTGGTTGTAGGCGATGAGGTCACTACATGGGAAGGTCGACCTGGTCTTCAAGATTCTTTCGAAAGTATTATACAGCCCACGATGATAACTCGATGGCCTGGTAATCATAGATTCCTCGCCATTAGTACACCACGTGGTAAGGATTACTTCCATGAGATGTATCTGCGACAGGACGTCGAGCCTGATCGCTGGAAAAGCTTTCATTACACTTATAGGGATTCCCCTTATCTTAGTGAAGATGAGATTAACAAAATCAAGGGCAACATTGATCCTCTGCGTTTCGCGAGAGAATATGAAGCCTCATTTCAGGAGTCCGGTGCTAATGTATTCTATTGCTTCGATCGCGAATTACATCTTGATCCCAATCTACTACCTCTCCAGGAAGGTGAGGATGTGCATTGCTCAATCGACTTTAACGTTGGCGTTATGGCGTGTACCGTCTGGGCCATTAGAGGAAGTCAAATGCATGCCATTGGAGAGTTTTCAGGACACCCTGACACTGACTCCCTCGCAAAACGACTCGTCGCAGATTTCCCTGGAAGACGAATATTCGCGTACCCTGATCCTGCTGGACGTGCAAGGAAAACCTCGTCGCTCGTGGGTATTACTGACTTCAGCATACTCCAAGCACACAAGATTATCACTTTAGCACATGATGCCCATCCTCCTATTGTGGACAGCGTTAATGCTGTGAATCGTAAGCTTAAGAATGCTCATGGCGCAGTAGAAATGTTCTTCTGTCCCAAGCGCGCCCCTAGGACTATTTCCAGTGTTGAGCGTACAGTATGGCTTGAGACTAATCCCAATGTGGCTGTCATTGATAAACGTACAGGTGTCGAACATTTCAGCGATGGTGTTCGATACATAACCGACTATAGATTCCCTGTCAGGAGCAGTCAAAAGAGTGTTCACAAGGGTTTTGGATTCTAGGAGATCTTATGAAGGTTGCTACTGCTAAAGTTACTGAGGAAGATTGTAAGGTATTTGACCAGTATGTTGAGGAGTGGCAAGATCTACTTAACCTAGATAATTGGCGTATTGAGCGTAGCGCGGCAAGACTTAAGAGTGGTATGGCAGATGTCATATTTGATGATGGTGCTATGCTTGCTACATACAGAGTTGGTGTTAATTTTGGTGCTATGGTAATTACTCCTGATGTGTTGGAGCGCACAGCCCTTCACGAGCTTCTGCATGTAGTTCTCCGTAAATTCAAGATGGATCAGAGTGAAGCTAACGAGCATGAGATTGTGAATATGCTTGAGAAGCTACTGATCAGTCTCAAACAAACAAATAAGCCTAGCATTGGCAGTTATAACTAATTTAAGGGGTACGCTATGGCTTTTGAGACAATTTACAACAGAGATAATAAGCAAGAAGAGATCAGAAAGGTCAATGCTAATTTTAGTATGGGCCTATTTACTACACCCGCAAATAGGGTAGCTCTTATTGGTGATAGTAGAATTTCCAACGGATACAGTGCCACACAAACTCAGCAGCAAGGCTATTTTACCAACTTAAACGCCCTGCTTGGTGGTAGGCTTAATGTGGTGGGTAGGTTTGCAGTAGGTGGTAAGACACTAGACCAAGTTCTTCTTGAGCAAGTTCCTCAGGTGCTTGCATTAAACCCGCGTCCTGCCTTTGCATTTATGGAGTGTGGTCACAATGACATTGCTCCCTCGCTTAGTAATAAGACGGCTGCTGCAACAATTGCTAGCTGGCAAGCAGTTCGTGATGCTCTTGCTGCAGGTGGTGTTGCTCTTATTGGCTCTACAAGTCTGCCTAGTAATCTTATTGTTACAGCTACAGCACTAAAGCATTTAGCCACATACAATAGATTCTTACTTGAGCAGAATGGGACTCAGCGAGGTGTCTTCTATTTCGATGGTCATTCTGCTGTAGTAGATCCTGCTACAGGACAATTTCTTGCTGCAAAGACTTACGACAGTGTGCACCCTAATTATCAGGGTGGATGGGATGTGGCAAGAGTTGCATTCGCAGTCCTTGATCCAATTATCCCGAAGTATCCCCGCTATACGAGCCAGCCCAACAACTATAGCCAAATCGTTGTTAATCCTACTGGTGTAGGTTCTACCGGAACTGTCTCTGGTCTTGTGACGGGTACTCCTCCTACATCGTGGACAGCTACGCCCAATGGTGCAGCCGCTGCTGCAATTAGCAAGGTCGCAAGGACTGATTTCAAGACTGGTGAGTATACACGTCTTACATTTTCTGCTGGTACTGCCGCAACAGACTTTGTTGGTCTTGAGGTGGGCCGTGGATATGTTCAAGATTGGGCTGCTAACGTTGCTCGTGCAGTGAATATCCGTATTCGTCCTACAATAGCTAATGGACGTCATTATATTGTCACTACTACTGGAACTTCTGCGAATGGAGCCGACCCCACCAATGGGTGGTCTACTACTGTGGGCGCTGTCGTCATAGATGGCACCCAGACTCTGCTCTGCGTTGAATCTATTGATGTCGGTGATACAGTAGAATTTGTTGTTGAGATTGCAGCTCAAAACTTTAACAATTTAGTTGGTACTATACGGTTAGAACTCGCTTTCTATACCATTGCTAGCGTATTGATTTCCACTGCCAAGGGACACTACGCAGATGCTACCTATACATTGCCCTCGTCTGCTGCACAAAATGTACCTGTAACACTTTGCACTTTACCTTTCGTAGTTCCTGCTACGACTGGTTTCTTCAATGCTCGAATTATCGTTATAGCCCAGAGTGGTGCTGTAATTGATATTGGATGCGCAGAAGTTCGTAAGCGTTAACGAATACCAACCTAAGGACCACAATGACCCGAAACGCTTCTCATCGCCCTGCAGTGACTCGTCGTGAACGTGCTCAGAATTTCAAGAATGACCAGAAGGAACTACTTAATGCTATTGCAGAAAAGGAGTATTCTGATGCCCCTAAGAAGTTCCATATACAGCCAAAGTCAGAGCATCAGAGCATGCTTCTTGATGCCATCGAACTGTTTAGCATTGTAGTTGCTATTGGTCCTGCTGGTACAGGTAAGACTTATATTGGCTGTATGAAAGCAGCTCAACTGTTCAATACGGGTAAGTATGAGAAGATTGTTTTGTGTCGTGCTAACGTTCCTACGGGTAAATCCTTAGGCGCATTCCCAGGGTCTATCCAAGAGAAGATGGCCCCATGGCTAGCACCTATGACTAGTGTGCTCAAGAAGGCGTTCACTACACAGAAGTTTGAGTATCTTGTCAACAAAGGTCAGATTGAGATTCAGCCCCTCGAAACTATTCGGGGAATGTCCTATGAGAACAGCCTTGTTCTTGTGGACGAATCTCAGAACCTCAATATGGAAGAGATCAAGGCCATTACTACTCGCATGGGGGAGGGATCCAAGATGATCCTTATGGGCGATCCCAATCAGAGCGATATTGATAATGGTCTTGCACTAATCCGATTCACCGATCTCTGCAGAAAGCATCAGATCGAAGTTCCTGTTGTTGCTTTTGGTATTGAAGACATTGTTCGCAGTGACATTGTCGGTCAGCTTGTGAGAATGTTCACTGAAGTTGATGTGTCTAGGCGCACTGCCCAACCTAAACTAGAGGTGACCTGATGGAAGAAGGCCGAACTACCCTTGTTGTAAAGGGTGTAATTAATCGAGAGTGGATTAAAACTAAACGATCGAGGGTAGTCGACAAGGAAGCTATCTATAGGGACGTCTCTGAGAGAGTTCTCCCTATAGCACATAAGACTTTCTCGGGTCCTTCTGACAAGGAACTCCTTAATCTAATCACACTTACTGATACACACATCGGTATGCGTGCATGGCTCGAGGAGACAGGAAATAAGTGGGACCTTAAGATTGCACGCGAGATGCTCGTAAATGCAGTGGCTTATCTTATTGATAAATCCCCTACAGCATCTACTTGTGTTCTTGCTAATCTTGGGGATTTCATGCATCAGGATGGTCTTGATTCTGTTACGACACGATCTAAGCACCCTCTTGATAGCGATGGGCGATATCCTCAAATTGTTGAGGCTGCTGTTGAGATCATCACGGCGTCCATTGAGCTAGCCCTTGCTAAACATGAAAGAGTTCTTGTGCTAATTGCCGAGGGTAATCATGATCCCGCAGGCTCTGTTTGGCTAAGGACGCTAATCAGGGTTCTCTATAAGAATGAGCCTAGAGTTACTGTCATTGAGAATGAATCGGCATACTATGTGTATCAGCACGGAAAGACTTTCCTTGGATGGCATCACGGACACCTCCAGAAATTCCTTGAGCTACCACTGACATTCGCTGCTAAGTTTTCAAGGCTGTGGGGTAGGACCACCAAGAGATATGTGCATACAGGACACCTCCACCATAAGCATGAGAAAGAATTTCCGGGTGTTACAATGGTTCAGCACCCAACTATTGCTGCGAGTGATTCACACTCTACAAGAAGTGGTTATGTGTCTGACCGAGAAATGACTTCAATTACATATTCCAGTAGATATGGACAAGTATTCAAAACTACTGTGTGTCCGGAGATGTTGAAATGACTGAAACATTAGGTGATAAGCAGCGTAGATTCATGAGGATGCTCCCCAGACTCATCGACAAGGCTCATGAGATGGGCTTCGAATGTACTGAGGGCGATGCCTATAGGGACCCTCGTGTATTCGGCGAGTTGGGTGTACGGATGGGCTATGGTGAGAGCAATAGCAATCATAAGAACAAGCTCGCTTTTGATTTAAACCTGTTCAAGGATGGGAAATATCTTGCCGATACAGAATCGCATCGTCCTCTTGGGGAATGGTGGGAATCGCAGGGTGGCTGCTGGGGTGGAAGATTCCATGACGGCAATCATTACAGTCTTGAGCACAATGGAATGAAATAAGCCAGTGGATGGCCTAACTTTTAAACAGGAGGCCTACTATGGCTATGGAAACAATTCTCAGTAAAGACAGTAAGAAAGAAGAACTTCGGAAAGTTAATGCTAATTTTGCGCAGGTAGCTACAGGGATTACTCCTCTTAGTGCCGCTCAGATTGCATCTCCTACAGCCCCTCAGCTTGCTGATACGAACGCAACATATGCACTTAATGTGTCACCCTACTCTAGATATCGGAGTAATGGTACTGCTCTTGAGCGTATAATCACAACTACTGTAGATGCGCAGAGTAATACAGTAGTGCTCGGTGCTATTGTACCTCGCGCTGCAACTGCCACCACACTCGCAGGTACTGCAGGATATGCAGGCGAAATTGCCGTTTCTACCGATTATCTTAGACTTATCCAATTGTCAGGAACTGCAGGTACTGGTACCTATCTTCCAGGTGGCCAAATTGATGCAGGTGGCAATATAGTGTTTGGTGTCGGTGATCCTACTACAAGAATTGACCTTAGCAGCGGTGGCACAGCAGCTAGCAACCTTATCCTATGTGGAGCGCAAGGTTTCTATGGTCCTGCTACAGGACTTGCTGCCAATGGAAGCATTATTATTGGTGATGGGATTTACTGCACTTACTATGTCAACACAGGTATTGCTATTGGAAATAGTGCTCAACTGGTTGATGGCTCTGTTATAATTAACACAGGTAGTAGCCCTGTCCAGGCTAGAAATTTTACTGTTGGCATTGGTGATAAGACTTTTTCAGTGGTTCTGCTTAATGCTACAACAACCAGCGCAACAGCAGTTTCGCTTACTTCGACAGGGGTTGCCGCTACAGGTAATGCAAATAAGATGGCCGTTAGTATGTTTACCAATGGCGCCATTGCTGAGCTCGACCTTGTTGGTAAGGGTCCTCTTGGAGAAATTCAACTCTATCGTAGACAATTTGTTTTGCTTCCTACTGGCGCACTCTCGTCTGCTTCAACAAGTACAGTTGGTACTGACGTAACGGCTGCTGGCATGACTGCCGCAACGATTACAATTAGTAGTCCTGCCTCTGGCTTTACTGACATTACAGTTACAGGAACTGCCGCCAAGACTACTACCTGGACTGCGTATGTAACTCTCAAGGGGTTCTAACATGATTGTAGGATCATATTCTGCAAATGGTACCTACATAAAGGGGCCGCAGTCAAGCCAATATCCTTCGTTTACTCTTACGAGACTACCCCTTACATCTGGTATTACTAACACTAGCTATAACAATTCAGAAATTGCTACTGGCTATAATACAGTATGCACTCCCCCGGTGGCTATTGCGTGGCGTCTTACATCGACAGGTCGTAGTGATTACACTATATCTGTAAGAAATACCTCAACAGGACTCCCTGAGGCAAACCTTTATGTATCAGGAACGGATATCCTCCCACGAGGGGTATTTATGGGTACCGCTAACATAACCGCAACGATGTCTACAGGTGAAGTATTCTCATGGCCAGCAGTATTTTCCTGTGATGGGAGATGGTTTGTTGAACCATTAACATTTAAACCTGGAACTCTCGCAGCACACATTTCCGCAAATGCTGCAGCGGCATTCGATGGAGCTGTGAAGACAACTGGCCTTGGCAATATCTGGAGTGCAAATAACTTCAACGTTAATGCTCTTGTTGCAACTCGCAGTCCTACTTGCGTGCTCGCAGGCAATACTAATCTTACTTGCTTTAGTGCTGCTAAATTAGGCCGGGCGGATGGTCTCTATCAGGCTACACTAATCAGCCCTCGCCACCTTATATCGGCAAACCACGTAGGTGCTGGTGTAGGTAGCAAATATGCATTTGTAGGCGCAGATGGTCTTGTGTATACAGCTACCGTAACTAAGACTGTTGTATCCAGTGTATTAATGGATACTATGATTAGCTACCTTGACGCAGCCATGCCTGCTGCTGTGACCCCCGCATCAATTTTCCCTGATAATTATACTAAGTACATGCCACATCTGGCTGGCTCGTTTGGATTCTCAGCCGGAAATACCAGAACTCCTCCATTGAGATTATTCTACTTGTCTCCTGTTGCAGGGCCTAACATACAAATCCAAGGCGTATGCTTTGGGGAAGTTGCTATGTCCGCTTCAGGACCGCTTGTGCAGGGCCTGTGTCAGTTAGCTACCTACACCTACAAATTTATTGATACACTTACTGTAGGTGATACTGTGTTTACTGCAGGTGGCGGTTGGATGAACACTGATGGTGGAAATTCGGGTGCTCCGACGTTCTGTAGGGTTAACAATGATACGGTGTTGATTACACAGTTTGGTTACTCTGGTATTGGCGGATTGGTATCTGGTCAGGCTATTCATTTGAATTCTCTGATGAATTCTGTCAAGGATAAGGCAGACACAAATAACTATGGTATTCGTGAGGTAGACCTCCGATCATTTATCATTTTAGCATAGATAGGATTAGCTATGGATTGGAAAGACATCGCCTCTATTGTAGGCAAGGGAGCACCACTCCTAGGCACTCTTATTGGAGGCCCTCCTGGTGCACTGATTGGCGGAATGATTGCAAGCGCCCTTGGCAGTGAGAACACTCCTGAGGGTGTTAGCGCAGCCATTGCGAATAACCCTGACGCTTACCTTAAGCTCAAGGAATTAGAACTTAACAACAAGGCTAAGCTTGAAGAAATTGCTACTTCTCTTGCTATTGCTGAGATTAATGCAACAAAAGAATCTGCTGTAGAAGTCAACAAGACTATGCAGGCTGAGGCTTCTAGTGAGCATTGGCAGACATACTCGTGGAGGCCCTTCATTGGATTTAGTGTCGGAGTGAATATCCTAGCGAGTAGCTTGCTTGTCCTTATGGTGTTTGTTCCTACGATGTTTGGTGTTGCTGTATCTGCTACTGCTACGGCGAATCTCCCTACAATTCTTGGGGCGCTGGCAGCTTTGAATACCACCACGCTACCTATCCTTGGTATTGCTAGCTACTTTAGGGGAAAGATGCAAGCAGATCCTGCAATTCCTCCTGCAATTCAAATTCCTAGAAAGTAACAAGATATGACATCACCTATTGTTATTGGTAGTACGGCCAATACCGCGACAGAAAGCAAGGCCACCCCAAAAACAGTGGGTGATCCCTGCGCAGCGTACCTCAGTATGAAAGACACCTGGGCTCGTGCGAGAGCTATTCTTGGTGGCGAGAAAACAGCCAAGGCATACGATTCTACTGTGAATTGCAGAAAGAATATTCTTATTCCATTCTCGCCATTCATGAAACCTGAGCAATATGAATTCTATAAGTCAGAGGCAGAACTCCCTGGCCTTGTTGCACAATACGCTAAGATTCTTGTAGGCGGACTTCTACGAAAGCACCCCCAATTTACAATTCCTCCAAGTGTCCCTACGGATGCAAAGGAATGGCTTGAGACTGAGTTTGGTGCTGAAAGCCAATCAATGGTTAGTTTTCTTGACCAGGCTCTCTGGGATGAGCTTAGTATTAGTCGCGCTTGGATTGTAGTAGACCACCCGTCACTTACTGATGCAGAATTTGAAGCACTTACTGCGGAAGAACGTAAAGATCTCAGTCCTTACTGTGTCCTTTATCGTGGTGAACAAGTAATCAATTGGCGCAAGGGTAAATCAGGAAACACTGGAAAGCAGCAACTTACAAAGTTTACTGTTCGGATGTATACTGAAACGTATGAAGCTAATGCACATCATCCTTCTTATGTTGATACAGTGTACGATTACTTTCTAGATGAAACTGGATTTCTTGTAATTCAGAAGCATATTCGGGATACTAACGAGACAATCAGTGTAAACGTTGGTGTGATGAATCCAAACACGGATTCTAATACACAGGGGTGGAGGGAAGACGGCGCTCCAATATTCCCAATGGCTCACGGGAAGCGTCTTGACTTTATCCCTGCGTATCCAATGAATGGCGATGTTGATGTCAAGGAGCCAATTCTGCAGGCTCTTGTGGATCGCGAGTGTGCTCTCTACAACAAGATTTCCCGTCGGAATCACCTTCTTTATGGCGCTGCTACGTATACCCCTGTGGTTTCTAGCGACATGACTGATGCTAATTTCGAATCTATTGTTGAGAGTGGTCTTGGCAGCTGGATTCACGTGCAGAAGGGCGAGACGGTAACTGCTCTAGAAACTCCTACAGCAGCTCTTCAGGATATGGAGAAAGCTATCGCCTCTGCCATTGAAGAAATGTCCAGGATGGGTATTCGAATGCTTAGTCCTGAGGGTAGTGGTGCAGAATCTGGGGTTAGCCTTGAAATTCGGAATGCTGCACAAACAGCTCAACTTGGTCTTCTTAACGTTAAGATCAGCAAAGTACTTGAGAAGGTGCTCCAAGTGATGATCTTTTGGAAGTATGATATCGAGGTAAACACAGGCGATATCGACTTCATGCTAAGCCAGGACTTCAACCCTGTCCCTATTGGTGCTGATTGGATGCGCCTCGTTACTGAATGGTACGAATCAGGTAAGATCCCTCGGAGTGTTTTTATCAGTATTGCTCAGCAAAATGATATTCTTCCTACTGATTATGATGACAAGGAAGGTATCTCTGAAATTCAGACAGATCCATTGATCGATCTTACACCCACAAAAATTGCTATTAATGGAGTAGGCGCATGATAGAGTTTAAAAAGGGTGATTCCTTTCAGCCTGCGCTTGCTGTAGTTATTAACTTAACACCACAAGTAATTACTGGCTGGGGAATTGAAAGCAAAATTCGTAATAGCCAGGGTGTTGTTGTTGCAGTGCTTGAAGTGTTTAATAGATCAGATTCTTTAGGAACTTATCAGCTTAAACCTGCAACAGGTTACGCAGAAGCAGATTGGCCAACAGGTCAGCTTAGCTGGGATATTCGCTACACTACGGATACTGGTGTTAAGTTTAGTACTGAGACCATGACTATAGACTGCAAGAAGGGCATAGTGTGAGATGCCTAATACAATTGTCACAGAAGTAAAGATTAATGCTGCGGTACCAACTACCAATATCTCTTTTAATTCTGGCCCTGTTACTGCTGTTTCAACTAACTCTCTTTCTGAAATAATTACTACAAGTGCTACCGCAATAGGTAGTGCTGGTGGAAGTGGCGATCTTTCGTATAGGCATATACAAGCCGTGCCTTCTAGTAATTGGGTTATTAATCATAACCTAAGTAAATACCCTAGTGTAACTATTCAAGACAGTGCAAATGATTCTGTTGAAGGTGATTTGGTGTATAATACTGTAAATCAACTAACACTAATTTTTAGTGCTGCTTTTTCAGGAGTAGCCTACCTTAACTAAGGAGCATTGTAAATGTCAAAGAAATATTTAAATTCAGTTGATTTAAATCAGAATGAATTACTAAACGCTAGAATTCAAAATATTGCTGGAGTTCCTGGATCGCCAGTAGTTGGCCAAATGTGGTTTAACACATCAACTAACAGAATAGAATTCAGGGGCTCGGCCAGCAATATCGACCCTACAGCAAGAGCCAATCATACAGGAACTCAAACAGCAAGTACGATTAGCGATTTTGATACGCAAGTCAGAGTTAGCCGACTTGATCAGTTAGCTGCTCCTACCGCTAGCGTATCGCTGAATAGCCAAAAGATTACTAACTTGCTTGATGGCACTGGTAATCAAGATGCCGCCACTTATGGCCAGCTGTTAGGTATTGCAAATGGTACGGATTGGAAGAATTCTGTTAGAATCGCAACAACAGCAAATATTGCTACCCTTACTGGATTAGCTGCGATTGATGGTGTCACTCCTGTTGCTAATGACAGAGTTTTAGTTAAAAATCAAACTACACAAACTCAAAATGGTCTGTACTTAGCATCCGCGGGCGCTTGGTCTAGAACAATTGATGCAGATGCTAATATCGAGCTGACCACTAATACTGCTGTTATGGTAGAAGAAGGCTCGACTAATGCTGGTACGCAGTGGCGTCTTAGCACTACCGGCACTATTACAATTGGCTCTACGAACATTGTATTCACGCAATTTGGCGCGGGAAGTGCTTATGTACAGGGCTCTGGTATTACAATTACCGGTAATAGTATCGCAATTGATCCTGCAGTTGTAACTAGAAAGTATGCAGTAACTATTGGTGATAGCTCATCGACAAGCATTACTGTTACTCATAACTTGGGAACACAAGATGTAATTTCTGCTATTAGAGATGCGTCTACTAATGCAGAAGTTGGGTGTGATGTAGTTAATACTAGTACTACTCAAACAACATTTACTTTTGCTGCAGCTCCGGCAACCAATAGTCTTAGAGTTGTGGTGCTTGGATAATGAAATCATTATCATTTCTTGGAGTACCAGATTTAGCAGTTGCTGAAGGTGACACATCGCCTAATCCTGGCTACAGATGCCTTGCTTACAGCACTGTATTGTCAAAGCTTGTTAGGTGGAATGGTACTACCTGGAATGCTGTTGACACTACTGGCGGTGGCGGAGGAAGTAGCACATGGACGGAAGTAACAGTTAATTTTGGCACAAAACCAACTACAAGCAAATCATTTGTCATTACTGATGCAAGTGTTAATTCTAGCCAAAAGATTATAGTGGCACCTTCAGGAAATCCTCCATCGGGAAGATTCTCTGACGATTGGGAGTGGGATCTAATTAACTTTGCTGCAAAAGCTGGCACAGGCAATTTTACTGTGTACGCTAGTTCAAATAGCCCTGTTGAGGGTACTCGAAATATTCTTTATCAGGTGGTATAAATGGCATCAATTAATACAGGCGGTAGTACCGCTGGTTTGGCAAACGTAGACTCGAATTACAACTTAAATGTAGCATTATCAAATATCCCCGCTAGTGTTGGCGCAGTGAGGATGATGTCTGAGAATGATGCGGGAGTTATTACAGGAGTTCCTTACCTAAAAAGCCCCGACACTTCGGTTGATAGCAGACTTAAGACGGGTATAGATAGCTTGCTATTTTCTGATGCTTTTAACGGTACCGCTCAAAACACTTCCCTCTGGAAATATGTTTTTGCTACCCTGACAAGTACAATGGGTAGTGGAAGTATTCTCCTTAATAGCACATCCACCCTTACTACTAGTACTGGCTGTCAGCTATCTACAGTAAGATCATTTAGAGTGTCTAGTTCAGCAACAATTTATTTTGAAACTACACTTGCAATTACAGCGCAGCCATTAGCTAATCAAGTGATTGAATTTGGTAGCTTTCAGCATAATACCGGAATTGTGGCACCCCTTGATGGCGTCTTCTTCAGATTTTCCAGCGCAGGTTTGTTTGGTATTTCAACGTTTAACGGAGTTGAAAATTCTACTGCTGCATTGAGAACTGCAGTACAAATTTCGGCGGGAGTTGTATACAAGTTTTCTTTCTATGTCTCAGAAGCCACAATTGAATTTTGGTTTGATGGAAATTACCTTGGTAGCTTAAATAGAGCAGCCGGTAATGGCCAGCCCTTTATGTCTATAGCATTACCGTACAGTATTCAATTCAGAAATTCGGGTACTGTTTCGGGCGCTCCTGTTATGCAAGCAAAGCTAACAAGTGTAAACGTGTTAACTAATGACCTTGCTTTTAACAGGCCTTACGCTAGCCAAATGGCAGGAATGGGGCTAATAGGCGCTCAAGCCCAAAACGGAAGTACTATGGGCCAAACGGCTCAGTGGGCAAATGCGACACTTCCTACTGCTGCTGCAGGAACCAACACAACAGCCGCCCTAGGAACTGGTCTTGGTGGTATTTTTCAGCTTAATGCTCCTGCAACAGGAACTACTGATCTGATTATTAGCAGCTATCAGAATCCAGTAGGTACTGTTAATATCACACAACGCAATTTGATTATTCGCGGAATTGTAGTTCACTGCGCCAACCTTGGAGCAGCAGTTGCAGTTACGGGAACCACTCTTGCAATTGCAATTGCTTTTGGTCACACTGCCGTTTCTCTGGCTACAGCAGAATCAGCCTCATTTGCTACAGCTACAACTAAAGCACCTAGAAGGTTACCTGTTGGTATTATCTCCTTGCCTGTAGGAACAGCTATTGGAGCGACATCTGTCCCAATATCATTTGATTTTGAGGCTCCTATTATTGTAGCTCCTGGCGAATTCATTGCTTTATTGGCCAAGCCTCTTATTGGAACAGCTACAGTCTCTCAGGTATTAGCTTTTGTAGTTGGTTTTAACTCACACTTTGATTAAGGATTAAAAAATGGACCTCAGCGCACTCGCTCGTACTAACGAGAAAGAAACAATGCGTATCATGAACGCGAATTTCGCTGAATTGACCGTATGTACCACAGTTGCATTACTCCCTGCCGCTTCAGCCGCAAACAAGGGCTGGAGAATGATGGTTAGTGATGCCCTCACACCTACCTTCGGTGCTACTGTTGCCGGTACTGGCGCAGTCACCATGCCAGTATTCTCTGACGGGACCGCCTGGAAAGTTGGTTAAATAGATAATTAGGAGAGTGTATGTCAGGTATAAATCAAGACTTGTACGATCGAGTCGTGCAGCATCTTGCTGACGTACGCCTCTATGAGATGGAAACGCACATCAACAATGATCGTAGTGTGCGTAGACATCAAAAGAGACTTAGGGATATCCTCAATAGGAATCTTAGGGCGGATACCTCTGAAGAGATTAAGAGGGCGATGACTGAACTTCATAGCAATAGTCGTGGTGCTATTAATGATTTTAGTGATGCCTCTATTACCTTTCATGCGAATAACCTCGAGAAGGCTGCAGGAAGTTTCTTCAAAGTAAATATGCCACCTCGTGGTGCAGACATTGCGTCTGATCTTGTGGGTCCTAATATTGGACTCGGAAGGCCATTACGAGAACAATTCAATCGGATTGGTACTGGAGAACTCATCCGAATTCGTGGTGTTCTCGCAAGAGGTGCTGCTGCAAAGAAATCCCAGAAGGATATCATTGCTGATGTAGCGCAATCTGTCTCGGTTACGCAACATCAGATCAAGGCTCTTGTAAGAACTTCCCTCACGAATGTTAGCTCATCGTCCCTTGATAAGGTGATGAATGCCAACAAGGATATTGTCTTCGGGTATCGCTTTACTGCTGTACTTGACTCTCGCACTAGTGAGGTTTGCTCAAGGCATGATGGTGAAGTGTATGAGTTAGGTGATACTAGGTATCGCCCCCCTCTCCATTGGAATTGCCGTTCGTGTATGGTTCCTGTGCTGAAGAGCAAATCCCAGATGCAGAAGAATTCTAGGTTCAAACTAGGATTCACATCACTTGATCCTAAGGTTCTTGATGGTACAGCACCCGCTGCGGAGAATTACACAGGATGGCTTCGTAGACAGCCGATGGATGTTAAAGTATCCCATCTCGGAACTGAAGAGAAGGTTGGATTGTTTGAGCAGGGTCTTCTTGATATCAAGGAATTCTTTACTAGTATCGGTGACGCCATTGGTATTGAACGCCTTAGACGTCTTGACAACGCCCGCACAAGCATCTTCCCCACACTCCAGGGGGCATTCAGTAAGGCCAACGCAGCAGAGCTGATTGTGGAGGCATCTAGGCCCTACGACATCATGCGCTCTACGAGTATACAAAACCAGCTACGAGATATGTATATCAGTGATGCTGAATCGATGAACCAGGCAATGTCTCTTACAGACTTCCGTGGTACAAGTCTCCCTGGTAAGCGTTCAGTTCGTCTACGCGCTAATAACGTATTTGATGAGCGTAACCAACAATTTGATCCTTTTACTGGTGAACAAAAATCAACCCTTCTTTATGATCCCGATTTTTCTGTGTATCAGGAACGTATCGACTTCATGAAGAACTCAAAGGTCCTTTCACAAGACCAAAAGAAGTTTATTGAATCTTTCGCCGAATCTCTTGAAGACAAGATTGGTGTAAATAACCAAAGCGTTGTTGTTGAAAATCTCCGACTACTGTTTGAGCGTTATGCTACGAACAAAGAACAATGGGAGAACTTTAGCGCTGTCGCACGTAAAGAAGCACAATTCTCTGTTGTGAACGTCTCCAGGATTCTGGATAGGCGATCACGAGAGCGTGCTGAGCTATTCGGGTCCTATGGCTCTGGAGAAGACGCCAAGGTTTCAATTTTAGGTAAGTACTTCCGCTTCCAGGACATCGCAGATAATTTGCTTGATAACCAAAGATATTCCGCTGCATGGGCTGAGAAATACGGTCGTAGTACCGCTCAGGATTCGTATCTTAGTGGCAGGGCTCCTTTAAAAGCCTATTTCACCGATCCTGACAAGACTAAACTTCCGATTACAAAGAAAGAGATTCTTAAACGAGTTGACAAGTTTGTTAGTGGAGAAGCCAAGAAGGTCCCTGGGGGTAGCCGCCTTCTGAACTTCATTAAGGGTGTTCCTAACGAAAGCCTTATTGATGAGTTCATGCGAGGGCAAAGAGAAGGTTTCCGTAGCATCATTGATATGGAGATTAACTTTCTTAGCTCTAAGCGATCGTACAAGGACAAGCTTCTTACTAGCGCATTAGATAACGAAAAGGCTGTGGGTGTTATTGCAAGAGCCATGAAGGTTGTTGCAAGTGGTTTTGCTACTGATTACGACAGTATTGCTATTGATATTGGCAAGAGCCTTCGTGATAATTGGCAGCCTACATTTCCATGGCACAAGCCAACACTACAGGACTTCCATGCGGACGGATCGAGAATACTTGAGGGCCTTCGTAAACAAGGAAAGATTAGAGTACTTAGCCGTGGTAAGACACGACGAGCCGCGATCGATCTCGAGACTGGCAGGCCTTCCGGAGAGTGGAGGGACACTGTTAGTCGTGAGGTTACCATTCTTGATCCTGATATGCTCGAGCTCCAGTCAAGAAATAGACAAGTTCTTATTGCACAGCGTATCGGTGTAGTCAGCGATCGGGATAAACTTTATGTGATCCCTGGAAAGAAGACATACTTTGATGCTCGTGGTAATGACACCAAGATAGCCATCATTACTAGGCGCGCCTCAGAAAATTACGACAAGATCCTTGTTGATAACGACTTTGCTGATATGCTTAACCATGCAATGTCTGTGAAGTATGAAATTGATGATGAGTTTGCAGGATTTATGGATGAGGTTGTTCGCTTCAGAGATCCTCGCGGTAACACAAAGAAGTGGGATGAGCTTAATGATTTCCGCAAACTGATTATTCAGCGCGGAGATCAGGGCTACGGCCTTATGCAAACAATCAAGTGGCACCGACAACGTGGTGTACCATTTACTAATTTAGCGCAAATTGACGGTCGTGGCCGTGTCTACTATCAGGGTTACCTTTCGCCTACAGGCGGTGAAGTTGTAAGACCTTTTCTGAATAGTGCCGTATCACGACAATTTGGCCCTGCCGAATTACGTGAACTCATGGTACAGACAGGATCGCTCATAGGACCCGCTACTGAGGCACTTACCCAGGCAGGGCGTCTTCAGATCTTCGCTGATAATGAATCCAAGATTCGTTCTCTCGGCGAATTGTTGATGGCTAAGACACAAAAAGATCAGAAGATTCGAGATTTCCTTGAGCATCCCCTTGTGAGAGCGATGGAAGCAGAGGAAGTTCCTAAAATCACAAGGCTAGCCCTTGAGTATGCCCGTGCACATAAATATACCCGTGGTAGATTTAATATTGCCGGCGCTTTTGATGGGTTTGAATCAAAATTGATGATTGAGAATGATGCTAGTAGTTCTGGTGCTCAAATTATCGGCCTTAGTACTCGCGATCGCAGTATCGCAGTAAACAGTAATGTCCTTGCAACAACCCGCAAGAATCGTCTTTACGACTTGGTTGCGATGGACACTGTGGCTGACCCTGAATTTCAGGCTATTCAGGCATTAAGAGATGCAAACATCTCATGGACTGACCTTCAGAAAGCTGCGAAGGCTCAGAACATGGTCTCCTTCTATGGTGCCGGTAAGGCAACTCAGGCTGCAAACATTGAGTCTAAGTTTGCTAGTGTACTTGAAAAGAAGGGTTATACAGTTGTAACTAGAGAAGACGCGAGAGGTATATACAATATAATTGATAGGTCCATCAAGGATGCAAACTATATTGGTGCTGATAACGTTGTCACTGGATTGAAGAATTTAAAAAGTGAGATTGCAGATGTTATCAATGGTGAAGTCCCTGTGGGGCGTGAGCTATTGAGAGACGCTGCAGGTCTCCACCCCGATGTAGACACTTTTGTCGAAAGACTAAGCAATGTACGAGTAGGTATTGTTGGCCCTGAAGATTTCAAGAAAGTTTCTGAAATCATGTCAAGGCACCTTGCTGAGCGTGCACCTGTTACGCAGAAATTCGTTAAGTTCTGGAATGCAGCCGCGAAGGCTTACGTTGAAGAAACTCAGGCAGTGGATATTCCCTGGGTTACCTTTGATGGTAAGACACTGTTCCAGAGATATAGACCTAAAATCCAAACTTCGATTGAATTCTTTGACCCTGAGTCGAAGAGGATGGTCCGTAATATTTACGAAGATGCTGCAAAAGATGCAACATTGTTGGGTAAGGCTTCTATTAGCCGCGCTAGAATTGGTATGGGTGTTAATGGTAACCACATGAACGATGCGTCTATTGTTAGACAATTCTTATTGTGGGGTAGAAAGAATAATATTCCGACTGCCACTATTCATGATGCTTTCTTTACCAATATTGGTGATGTTAGTAAGGCCAAGGATGCATTACGCGAGATTTACGCTGATGCCGTAGAGAGTGAAACTATTCTCAATACGTTGAAGAAGATGAGAGAGTTAGGACTTAGCGACGAATCCTATAGGGCTCTTGTAGAGCAAGCAAGGAATGATGGACTTATTGATCCACCTAACGCTATCACTAGAGAAGATATTCTGAAGAAGATACCGCCTGGATGGGATTGGTATGGAATCGGACCGTAACGAATTTAAGGCTGTGCCTAGATTTGAATCATTAAAAATTGACTGTGTCAAGAAAGAACTATAAAATGCCCGCTGAAAATAACGATGACAACAATGTGAAGCCCCTGACTAAGGAAGAAATCGAAGCTCAAGTCGCTGCGCAAGTGGAAGACAAGCTTAAGGAAATCAAGACTAAGTTGGATGGAGCGTTCGCCGCTCGTGATGAAGCTATTCGTAAGGCTACCCAATTGGAAGCAGATCGGAAGCAAAAGGAACTCGATGACCTTACCGCCGCAGGTAAGCATACTGAAGTTACTGCGCTGAAGATGACTGCTCTTGAAGAAGAACTGAAGATTGCCAAGGCTCGCATTGTCACGTATGAGCGTGATAGCGTTGTCAAGGAAGCTATTGGTGGCTTGGAATTCCGTAATGACCGTAGCCGTGAAATGGCCTACCGGGATGTTGTGGATCAATTGGTGCAGGATAAAGATGGACAATGGGTTCACAAGACTGGCGTTACCATTAAGGACTACGTGACCACTTTCGCGAAGGATGAGGATAATTCTTTCCTCTTCAAGCCTAAGTCTAGTGGTGGTGCGGGTACTAACGGTGGTACTGGTAGTGGTGGCCCCAAGGATCAAAAGAAGAAAATTACTGAAATGACTACTCAAGAAGCTCTCGCTGCTGCAATGGCTGGGGAGTTTGGACAATTCAATATCTAGGAGAAACTTAAATGATTTCAAACACACTTTTCCAGGCGGTTGCCCTGGCTATCTCGCAGTACAGCGATGCAATGTACACTTCGGCCAAGAAGCTGAATTCGACAGCTATTGTCGGTACGGATGCCCGTATTGATGTTAGTGGCGAATCTTATGTTGGCCAAATGCGTTGGTACAAGCCGCTGAGCCCGAATATCAATATTGCGTCGCTGTCGGTTTCTACCGCCGGTACCTATACTGATATCTCGACCGATATCGCGAACTACGTTAAGACTGTTCGTACTTTCGGTGCTCAGCAAGTTAACCTGCAAAAGGTTGTGACTCAGGAAGACGGTCTGCAGAAGATCGCTCGTGACTTCAGTGAAGTTCGCGCTCAGGACGAGCATAACGCCATCCTGGCTGTGCTCAAGGGTGTTGCCGCTGCCGAAGTTGCTCGTGGTGTTGGTATTACTGCCTACACGACTGATGCCACCTCTACTGGCTTCTACGTTGACATCAACGCTCTGGGCTTGTTTGGTGCCGCTGCGACTGGCGCTGGCGATGAGCGTAAGTTGATTGATAGCACCGCCGTTGGTGCCGCTCGTGGCGAGCGTCTGTTCAAGTCCATTGGCGCTGCTTTCAAGGACTACGAGCCGGATTACATGTACATGGTTACTTCGCCGGAAAACCTTGCGGAACTCCGCGCGGCTAACCTGGTGGATACCGTTGTTGTGACCGATGGTAACCTGACATTCCAAACCATCTTTGGTGGTAAGTTCCGTCTGATCCTGACGCGTGCTGCTCAGGGTGACCTTAGCGCTACTGCTAACGTGAATGACCGCTCTGTCAAGACGACATTCATCTGCAAGCCGGGTGCCATTTCCTTCACGCCGATTCCTCTTGATGTGCCTGTTGAAGTTCAGCGCTTGGCTGACTTGTATACCGGCGGTGGCTCGACCAACGTCTGGAATCGCTGGGGCTTCGTGGTGCATCCGTGGGGTTATGACTGGGCTGGCGCTACCAATGCGTTCGCCACAGATACCCTGTTCGGTACTGCCGCTTCGTGGGGCCGTAAGCTGGACTATCTGGCCCTTGGCATTCTGCCGATCTTCCACGCCTAAACTATAGGGGGTACTTATGACTCTTACCGTAGGTACCAACTCATACGTTTCGGTTGGGAATACAGATACTTTCTTTGCTACAAGACTGCAAAATACTGCATGGACCTCGGCTGATGACGTCACAAAAGAGGCTGCGCTAATTACAGCGACAAGTATGATTGATGAAGAATATCAGTTCATAGGCGTCACTGTTAGTGATCCGCAGCCGCTGGCGTGGCCCAGGGACGGGGCACAGTATACCGACCCCAAAACCGGCCGCCTAACGGACGCTAATGACGCCGTAGCACCCCCTCGGGTTGTGCTCGCGGTGCAGACCCTGGCCGAGCACCTGCTTCGGAATCCAACTCTCCTGAGTGAAGGCGAGCAGACATTTGAGAAGATTAAGATTGGTCCTATTGAACTACAGGACAGTCTTAGCGATTTCAAAGATATACCTCGCTTTCCTCCTACGCTTAGGAAGATTCTCGGACCTTTACTGGTGTCCGGGGGAACCGATCGTACTGTGTGGAGGGCTAACTAATGGGCTTAGGTACTAAGATTCAGAAGTCAGTAGATAAGGCATTCGCTGCTATTGATGACGTTCTCGTGCCTGTTATCTTTTCAAATAAAGCATCAAACTCATTTGACTTTTCTGCAGGGGTTGTTACCACTACAGATTCTGTATACTCCACGAGAGCATTTCAGACAACCAAGAAGTCTTATATTGACGGCAGCTCAGTTGTTAAGACAATCCTCATCATGAAAACGGCGGGGATTGTGTTTAATGGATATACTACTGTTGATGTAAATGGTACACTTTATAGCTGTTGTACACTTGAGAGCGACCAGTATGTTACTACAATAGAACTTACTGGAGTAGCATAATGTTTGAGAAGATAGTTCAGGATATATACGAAGTATTCGCTAGCTCAGTATGGGTAAATACAGGTATCAAGGCAGTCCCCAGGAGTTTCCAGGGAACACTAACAGAGAATAAGTACGTTCTAATTTCAATCATTCCAGGTAAAACTAAGCCTTCGAGCACTCAACATCAGAAATGTATTTCAGGTCTTCTTATTGTAAGCATTTATGTGCCTACAACAAAAGGAGATGTGGAGTTATTTAATGTTGCAAATACTCTCGACGGTATATTCCAGAGGAAGGTACTCACACAGGGTACAATGATGGATCTTGGATCGCTGAAACCAATCGGAATAGACAAGGATAATAGTGCGCTATACACTGGCGATTACTACATCAGTTTCAATCTTTACGGAGAATAAATAATGTCACACGTTAACACACTTCAAAACGGTATTTACACCTCGCTGTGCTTCGTTGCCTCGGCGGGCGCCATCACGACAATGGACACGGCTGCTGAGCTGGTCACGTTGTTCGCTTCTGGTGGTGTCGAAATTACCGGCATTCGCGACTTCCCTGAGTTCGGCAATCCGTCGAACATTGTGAATATCCCGACTTACGGTTCACCCTCGTCCACGCAGATTGGTGGTCAGTCGGACTTGAACACGCTTGAGTTTACGCTCAACTATGTTCCGGATTCCTTTGAAACATCTATCACACACGCTCGCGTCGGTGACGGTCTGCTGTATCCTTTCCAGATCGCTCTGTGCAGCAAGAAGCCCGCGAACTTCAAGCAAATTGCCACCACTGGTATTTCTACGGGTACTACCCTGAATACTGTGTTCAATTTCGCCGGTAAGTTTGAGTCGCTGTCTGTTATGCCTTCGCTGACCGATTCTATTACAGCCAAGATGACCCTTTCGATGGCCACCCAACTGTTCGGCCCGGTTACCTACGCGTAATCATAAAGGGGGTAGAGATACCCTCTTTTATTGAAGAGTAGAAGGGAGCCTCCAGGGGACGCTAAAGCACCCTCCCCCGGTGGCCTTCCTAGGTATATTAATAAGAGTATTTATAAATCCTTTTATTTATATTAATCTTTATTGATATACATTCATAGAAAGTAATTTATAATGAGTGATCAAGTAGGTAATCCGCCTTTTAGTATGGCGTTTGTTCTTAAGACTACAGCGCGTCACATGCGTCGTAGCATTGACATTAGCATTAGAAAGACGTATGATCGACTTCCTGAATTCAAAGATGATCAAGTGATTGTCATGGAAATCATGAAGACACTCGACGTACTACATCGTCAGCGTAAGATGCTCGATGACTTCCAAGAAGCCAATCGTGAAATCTTCACTGAAAAGAGTTAATAACAAGGAGTATTAGTATGGCTGGTTTTAAGGATCTGATTGGTAAGGTGATCTCTAAGAAGATCAAGTTTTTGGATAGCGAAATTGTTATCCGCAAGTTGTCTCTTGAACAAACGCAAGAAATTCAGGAACAAGCAAAGAACATTGGTGAGAACGAAGGTAACGCCCTCAAGATGTTGATGAGCGTTATTGTGTTGTCCGTCGAAGGTGCTGAGGAAATGACCGAGGATGAATTCCGGAAATTCCCGATCGAGGATCTTAACAAACTCTCGGAGGATATCCTTAAGTATTCGGGCCTGGGAAAGGCACCGGAGAAAGCTTCAAGTTAACTGATGAGGAGCTGGAGCTATACGAATTAGCTCTTCAGCTCGGTAAGAGTTATACTGAAGTCCTTTCTCTCCCATACACAGAGATACAGGGATGGTTCTACTATTTCAAGCGTCGCCCATTGGGCTGGCGGGAGGATAGCCGAACCCACATGATGCTTAGCGCGCAGGGTGTTACAAAGTCTGCTGCGGAATTGTTTCCCTCAATCAAAGCGATACAGTCCCATGTGGAAGAAGTTGATGGTAGCGATCCTATGGTTCAGGCTGCAAGGCTCAAATCTTCAGGATTCCTTGCGAGACTTCAGGCTGCTGCTGCGGTAAACAATTCTGAATGGAGGTTGGATGATCAAACTTAAAGTTGATGGTACCGGCCTATTCACAAGAATCCGCAAGACACTTGAGAATGCTGTTGATGTGACAGGTAGGCTTGCTGCGTCTAGACTTCTTAGCGCTATTGTGTTGAATACACCCATTCGCACAGGATACGCTAGAAGTAGATGGACGATAGACTACCGCAAGTCGTACACAGTTAAGTATGATGTTAGTAATCCAAGTCTATTGTTTAGTGAATTTAAATATACTATCAGTAATGATGCACCATACATAATCTACCTCAATCGGGGTAGCTCTCGGCAGGCACCTGCATTTTTCATAGAAGCAACTATTCTGTCCCAAGGTTTCAAGATAAATAACGCTGTCACATCTAGATAGCCACGCCAATACTGGCAGCCCCAAGGACTAACAATCCAAGGGGCAATTTTTTAAGGAGGTTACAATGAGCGACGACATTAAGATCGTTGTATCATCTGACTCGACTGCGGCTAGAAGTGACATAACACGTTTATCTCAATCAGTAGATAAGATAGCAACATCAGCGGATAAAGCAGCGAATTCATCTGCGAGGATTGGCAAGGAAGGTGCGGCGTCTCTGAGAGAGATGTCTGCTCCATTAAAGGAGACTAGCGATGGTCTTCAGAAGGTTACAAAGTTAGCCATTGGATTTGTTGGTGCTATTGCACTTGGCACATCCCTCACAGGCTACTACCAAATCGCTGACAGTCTTACACTGGTCAACAATAAACTTAAACTGGTTACAAAGTCTTCAGGGGACATGCTTCAAGTTCAGCGTAAGCTTCTTGACATTTCCACCTATACAAATACTCAGCTTGAAGATACAGCTGATTTATTCTATAAAATATCCAGAGCTGTAAAGGATACTGGCAGGAATAACGATGCCATACTTGGTATCACAAAGACAATTCAACAGACAATCTTACTTAGCGGTGCAGGCGCGGAATCCGCCAGGGGCGCCATTGTTCAGTTAGCGCAGGCACTTAGTAGTGGTACTCTTCGTGGTGATGAACTTAACTCTGTCATGGAGCAGCTCCCTCGTCTTGGAGAAGCTCTCACAAAAGAGTTGGGTGTCAGCGCTGGTAAGCTGCGTGATCTTGCGGCGCAGGGTCAGGTAACAACTGAGCTAGTTCTCCAGGCAATCACTAAACAATCAGGTGCTATCGAGAAAGAATTTGGTGGTGCTACCCGTACTGCCGCGATGGGTTTGAATGCACTCACACTACAGGTCAGGAATCTCGTAGGAGAGATTGATAGCCTTGATCATGCGAGCACTCGGATGGGCACATATCTGGGTAAGGCTGCGAGCTACCTCAGTGAATTTACCCCTAGGATTAAGTCGGAGATCTTCCTCTTTAAGCATTCCATTTCGCAGTACATCTATGAATTGAATTCTTTTAGCACTGTAGCTCTTACTGCTAAGAAAGTCCTTTCTACTCTTAGCTTTGCTCAGATATTTAATATCTATTCTAGCTACGAAAATTCCAAGAAAGCTCTTGAAACTGTCACAGAGCTTCTGCAAAAGATTGGTCTTGTGAAACGTGAAGAGAGCACATTTAGCAAACTCTCTAGCTCTATCACGAGTAATCTCCCTGCGTTCTCATTCCCCAAGTTGGAATGGCCTGAGCCTCCGAGATCATATGTTGATATCCTCAAGGAGTCCTTTAGCCTTGTTGTGTCCGTAGGGTACGCATTTGTTAGCTTGTTTAGCAAATTCAAGACTGTTGTGCCTAACATATTGCTGCCTGTTCAGGAAATTACCAGTCAGTTAAAGCGCGGATTTACCTACTACACAACAATAATTTCTTCCTGGTATATGCAGCAGGCTACACTATTTTCAAGGCAAGTTGAGGGTGTGTATCAATACATCAGCGGGAATATCCTAAAGGTCGGTGCAGATAACGCTATCGAGAGAGCTACTTCAAGGTTATTTCGCAGTAACTCGATTGTAGAACTTACCTCGAACTTCAATGACCTTGGTGATGCGTTAAATAGTATCCGCGGTGGTAATCTTGATATCTTCAGTAATGATGCAATTCAGGCTTCCAACTACTGGATGGAGAATCTTAAGACTATTGGCATCTACCTTAATCTGATCGATAACCGAGTGTTGTTCATTAACAATATCCGTTTCGATCGTATCATAAACGCTTTCTCAATTCTTGGAAGTACTATCGCGAGAGTTTATCAAGATAACTTTAGGTACCCTATCTCTAAGCTTGTGGCTAGTGTGGCACAATCCGCAGGGGCTGTTACTGATGCTATTCTTGATGCTATCATCGATAACCTTACAACCGGCCGCGCAGAAAAGCTCGGTAAGGTTATGATTAGCAGTATTATGACTACATTTAAATCTTTAGCCGTAGCTCTCAGAGGTATTACATTCAAGGAAAGTGTTTTTGACAAGATATTCAGCCTTGGGGATGCGCCTGACAAGTTCATGAAGGCGCTCGCTCAAATCTATACATTCATCAAAGTTTTCCTTCTTGAGATTGGCCGAGAAGTTCGTGATTCTCTCCCTAGAGCTATGCGCGACATGGCTGATAAGGTGATCGAGGAAGCGGGTAGGCTATACAACATTGCAGGTGGAATTGTTACTAAATTCACACGGATGGTTTCAAGGGCTTTCTTTGACACATACGATAGGGTTGTTGGGCATTCATACTGGCCTGATCTTATTGATGGTGTTATCAATGATTCCAGCCGTCTCAAGACTGCACTCAAGAAAGTAGAAAGCTTCGCAGATGCTGTAAAGCAAAAGTTTGCAGGCATCAAAGTCAAGGTGTTTGATTTCTTCCAGGGCGGTGGTGTTGAGAAGTTTAAGCTTGCAATAGATTTCGATGCATTTGGAAACAACATCTACCGTGTGGTTGCGGCCGCATTCACAGCAGCTGTGCTATATGCATTCGGCGGGATTTGGGGTAAGGTCCTCGCGGTTTCTTCAGTAGCCGACATACTTGAAAATAGTATTGTATTTCCATTAATGAATATGCTCAAAGATAGCATTGGCGTGTTTATTCCCGCAGAACTCGCGAAGGCACTCGGTACCGGAGTCGGTATCTTTATAAAGGGTCTGATTCAGAATATTGTGTTCTATGTGGGTGTACTCGTGCAGTCAGTCCCTGCATTCGTTGAGGCACTCCTTGATGAGTTTGGCCTTATCGGTAAGGGTCTCAAGGCCCTGGTTAAGTTTGTGACATTTAACAATACAGGCCTCTTGTATACAATGCTGTTTGGGTTTGTAGGTTTTAAGCTTGTTACAGGTAAACTTGGTGATGTGTTCGGTCTCGTGAAGACTATTGGCTCTTACGCTGCAAGTCTCGGCACAGCCCTACTTCCGGACTTTCTAGGGAAAGCTGTTGCCCCGAAGGCTTCCGTGATTAGAGCAGCCGCGAGGAAGAATAAGAAGAACGGCAAGGATGATAAGAAGGACAACTTCTTTGGAACTAAGTTATTTGGTGCTGAAGCCAATCCCACACTCCTTATTGCAGGTATTGCTGCGCTAACTACTAGCGTATTTGAGTCTGTATCAATGGTAGAGAGTCTTATTGCTGCAGTGCCGCTTCTCTCATGGGCATTTCTCGGTAAGGATGGTGGTAGTAAATTGATTGCCACGATGCGCAAGGGCGGTTGGAAAGTTGCGACAGCAGTATTTGGGGCTGTAAAGGATACCTTTGCAGGTATTGGATTGGTAAGGGATCTTATTGATCCACTAATATCTGGTGGGCGTAGTGTATACGCTGCCGCCGGTGCTAAAATTGCCAAGGGTATTTACTCCCCTATAAAGTCCGCAATAACGGAAGTAGCCGACCTTGGCTCGAAGGTATTCAGCAATATCAGCAAGAACAAGATGGCCTATGCTGTTAATGGTATGACTCTTGGTGAGTTGTTCTTTGGGAGAAGAGGCTCAGCTAACTTTGTTGATATCCCTAAGAAGTATCAGAATGTATTTGATTCGATTAAGAAGGGTGCTACTGACGTTAAGAGCGGGTGGGCTACTATCCAGTCCTCGCTATTACTCCCTGGCTCTGCCCTTAGCAATGTTCGTAACTACATTAGTGGTGTGTCTCAATCGATATCTGGCTGGAAGAATTCAGTCAAGTCAGGTATCTCAGCTACATTTGCTCCGCTGCTCGCAGAGGTTGCAAGGTTCAGTCCCGCAATTCTTTCCAAGTTTAAATCAGGATTTGGCGACATAAAGTCTGCTGCAGTAGGATTCGGGAATTCGATCAAGGCCTTTGCAGCTAACCTCGCTGGTTCTAGTGGAGTGATCGGAATGCTTCTCACAGGCGCCGGCGGTAAAATAGCTATCATTGCGCTGCTGGCTGGTATCCTTACTTTATTTGCAACTACAGCCAATGCTGCTAGCACAAGCGCCGGGAAAACAGTAGACAATTTGTCTACAATGAATCAAGTCCTTAGCATTATCAAGTATTCTCTTATGGGTATTGTTGGTGTGCTTGTGTCTATTCCGATTCTTAGCTTTGCATTTACGGCGTTCACAAGTGGCTGGCAAGCTGGTATGGCCGCGGCGTTGAGAGACTCTAAGCTGCTGTATAGTGGTATGACCCTTGTGGGTGGCGCCATTGTTAATACCACTGGATTAGTATGGAGGCTATCTACCGCTCTCTATAGTATTGGTATTGCTCCAATATTTACAAAGGGATTCTGGATTGGTCTTGTACTAGCAGTAGAAAAGTTTGGAGCTGCAATTTGGGGTCTTGTTGTGGCAATAGGTAGCGGTCTTGCTACGGCAATGAGTGGTCTTTGGCTAACGATGACCAGTATTAGTACTTTAATTGGTGCACTGATAAGAGGAGTGTGGTGGTTTGTAACTACATTTGTTGCAGGATTACTTAATATTGGTCGTATACTTCTAGCTGCTGCTAGCGCCATGGCAACTCTTGGCGCTGCAGTTATTGCTGTTGTAACATTAGGGGTTGGCCTGCTTGCAGTTGCATTGTTCGGCAAGGGTAATACTTTCTTTGAAAAGCTTGACTACGCTAAAAATGCCATAGTCTCTCTGTTCACTGGCGACGCTGTTAATCATCCTCGCGCTCAAGCTCTGTCTGATCTTGTGGATAACACTACACTTGATGGTAAGCGTTATGAGGTTCGCTCCAAGATAAATAGTATTGACTACAGTAAGATGTCTGATACTGAATACAACAATCTCCTCAAGGTTGCCACTGCAGTTCAGGATTCTGTAAAGAGATACAATGAAGTTCTTGATAGTGCTGGTAGTGTAGACAAAGAAACTCGTCATCAAGTTGACGCTGCCTTCAATGAGTTCGATAGACTTGCTAATCGTGCAGCCAAGCTTGACGTTGCTACTAGTGTAGAGAAGTCGTTCACGCAAATAACCAAATTGCTGGATGACAATACTGTGTCGTGGTCCAATCAATTCTACAACTTCTTTGATACAATCTGGGGTGATGCGCCTGCAAAGGCTATTCAAAGAGCAAGAGATCTTTCCGCAGCTATTGGTGCTAAGGTAGACATTATTGGTTCTGTGTGGAATGATTTTGTGGCTAGATTTACTAGCTCTCAGACCAAACTTCCAGATCAGACAGATGGCATCTTCAAGAGAATTGGCGATAAGATTACAACGGCATTTAAGCCAATCTCAGATTACTTTGATGAATTACATCGCCAAGGTGCTCAGATCCAGGCTGATCAGAGACGTCAGGCTGCTGAGGCGGATGCTCGGATGTCAGACAACATCAATCTGTTTAGTAATTGGTTTAAGGAAGCTACTGGTAATACTGGATTTAATCCTAACTCGGGCGAGTCGAATACCATAAAGCAGCAAGCCTACAAGATGGCAGGAGTATCCTCCTTCCTTACTGACGACGAGAAGAAGAATATCCTTGAGCTTAGCGCTGCATACGCGAAAGCTCTTGATGATGTTGGTCGTACTAAGGCCCCGATGATGTTCATTAACGATAACGAAGAACTCCGTAAGCTTAAGCGTATTAAAGATCGTGCCAAGGCTGCCTTTGAAGAAATAGTTCCTCAGAAAATTGCTGAGGGCGAATTCAGAGCTTCTGTTGCAGGATACAAGGACTACATGGAGAAACTTTCCAAAATACTTGCTGTGGGTCTCGGCAAGGGTATTCCTGTTGATGAAATGATCTTCGGACCTGACTTCAATGCACAATTGGTTGGGCTCAACACTAAGTTCGAAGAAAATATTAAGGTACTCCGCGACTCTGCAAACAAAGACGAAGTTGCTATTCCTATCAAGATAGAGCAAATGGGCCTTCGTCAGCAGATGAACGACATGGTTGATTGGGTACATGGTAACGCTCTATTCGATGCTGGTATTGAGCTGAAAATTAAGGTTAGTGGTACTGATGTATCCAAGGAAGAGATCCTCAAGTTCTATCAAACGAACCAGGAAGGATTCCAGGAATGGTCCGGTATTACTTCCGAGATTGCTTCACGTACTCGTGAATATATGGCAATGTCTACAGATTTCACTAATCCTGAAGTTATTACGGCAGCTATGAAGAATATCCAGGACCTGAAGACTAAAGCAAATAGGATGCTTGAGGATAAGGGTGTTGGGAAGGGTGGTCTGTTTAATCAGCTCAACGATCTGCTTTCTAAGAGTGGTGGCTCGTCGATTACTGCTGATCAATTCAAATACTTCAATTCGGGTATCGATATTGCTGTTGTTAAGCTTCGTGACGCTGTACACGCCAAGGAAGACTTCGACAGGAATCCTCCAAAGACTCCTGATGCATTTATTGCGGGATGGCGTATTGTTAATCAACAGCTTGCGGATGCTAACAAGAATCTTAATGATATTGCTAAGTCTACCAGCGAACGCCTCGGAGAAATCTTTGGTCCTGCCGGCGGTGCAGCAGATAAGATTCGTCGTTTGCCTGTATCAAAGCAAGAGCAGCTTAAGAATATGGCACCTGCTATTGAGGCCCTCCAGAATGTGCTCAAGGCACCCGACACAGGGCTTAGCGAAACTGCGGCGAGAGCTGTTCAGTTGAAGCTTGATGATATCTATAAGCAGTTCCGTACTTCTAAGCTATTTGAAGATCCTAAGGATTCTATCTTTGACAGATTTGCTGAGATTGCTCAGCAGGGTGGTGTTGACATTACACTTGAGAAATGGATTCAGCTTAGCGACGAGGCTAAGGTCAAGGTTCACGACTTCATGACATCTGCGGCGTCCTCTATGACGAAGCTTGCGGGTCAGGGCGGCAATTTCCCGAAGAGTGCATTTGCGAAGAAACTTGCGGATGCTGTTCAGGCTGCACGTGATGGTATTGCACTCGAGTTGGCTAAGATTCCTGTTGGTGTTATGGAGTCTATCACTGGAGCTATTGATGGCACAGCTATTAAGATGGAAGATTTCTTCCTTCTTGATAACACTACTGTGATGCAACTCTCGAAGATAAATACTGAACTTGAAGACATTGTCAACAAGAAGAAATTGCTTAAGGCTAAGGGTGACCTCGGTCCTGCCGACCTTGCAACATTCCGAGATCTAAATCGTCAGGAACTCGTCAAGCGGGAAGAGAAGAAGGCACTTGCAGATTTGAGTCTTCCTGCGTATAGGCAAATGACTGGATTCGCTGATAAACTCGGACTAAGTCTTACTGACAAAGATCTTATCCGGATTACCGCAGATCAAATGCAGCGCCTCGTTACAATTGGGAATAACCTTGCTGGATCCGAGCGTGAGTTTGCACTTTCAGGGCAGACGCAAGATGATTGGGTGAAACTGCTTAAGGCACGTATTGCTGCTCAATTAGAAGCCGCAGCAGTTACCAAGACAGATATCGCGGCCAGACTTGAAGCAATTCAGGTTAGCGGTGTTGATTCTTCTAAGGTAATGATGGATATCGCTCTTCGTAGAGAGTTTACTGATGTACTCAAGGATGCCACAGGGCAATTCAAAGAGTTCCAGGAGCTTCAGCGTAAGGCTAATGATGGTACTGCTTCTGAGGGTGAACTTGAACAGCTAAAGGCGATGGTTAAGCTTCGAGAGAAACTTGGGATTATTGCGTCGAGAGCTGATTCGATGACGCCAATTACCAATATGAAGGATCTTGCTGAGGCACTTAAAATTGATCTTACTGATCTTACAAATATTGCGCCTAGGGTATTGCTTGACCTTAAGACTAATCGAGAGAATATAACGAAACTCTTTAATGAGCTTCAGACTCTTGGTGTAGATGAGGTTGGTCGTGCGGCTATTCTTAGCCAGCGTATCCAAGAACGTCTTAGATTTGAGGAACAAGTTACTGCACAGATTGCTGAGAGAAAGCAACTTCAAGATACATTCAAACAAGAATTTAGTGATGGCATTATGTCACTATTCAAGGGTGAAGGTACTGGGGGATTACTCAGCGCACTAGCGACAACAATCCAAGGTACTGTGATCAAGGGATTTAGTGATAAACTATTCACGGGTCTCAGCACAAATATGGCCAAGATTCTTACCCCTGATGGCGGTATGGGCGGTCAGTTATTTAATGGTATAAAGGGAATGTTCTCAAGTGGCGGTATGCTTAGCAGTGTCGGAGATTTGTTCAGTAGTGGCGGTGCGCTTAGTAGTGTCGGGGATTTGTTCTCAAGTATATTTGGTGGTACTCCAACATTCGATGGTAGTAGCGAACGAAATGCTATGTGGGTTCAGTTTGCAAGGCAAGGGGTTGGTAATCTTGAAGGATTGCTGACGCCAGCCACTGATACATCTGGAATTACAGGCGCTGCAAATGAACTGAGTAATTCTTTCCAAACTGCAGGCGATAGTCTCGGAGGTACTCTCGATGTACTAGGGAAGAATATCACAAAGATGTTCTCCACCATAATGGGTAACGTCGTGGGTCCTGGCTTCAATTGGGTTGGTACTATACTGCAAGCTGGTCAGATGCTACTTGGTAGTGGCGGTGGTACTGATAATGGTGCGGGTGGGGTTACAAATCGCGGTGGTGTTGGTAATATGAGTGGCTTTGATACACCATTCCCTCCGATGCCTGGATTTGATACAGGTGGTATTGTACCGGGTGGTATTGGCAAGCCCATGGTTGTACTGGCCCACGGTGGTGAAACTATTCTACCTACACATAAGAAGAATGCAAATGCATTTGGTAGCACAGTGATTAATCTTCAGATAGTTGGCGATGTGTCGAGACAAACCAAGTCGGCAATCTTTGAAATGCTCCCCCAGATCGCTCTAGGGGTTAACGCCCATAACAGGGAAAAGGGGAATAAGTAATGGCAGGTATCAGGAATGGATCAGTATTGATTGCTAGATTTGTAGCGCCGATGAGCGTTATTAGCAATCGTCCTGTATTCGCTACTGATACCCTGTCCCTTAAGCGTAAAACAGGGTCTCAGGCTAATATCCAGAGATGGGAGATACAAACCCAACTCGAGCCATTAGTCGGGGATCCATCTCTCTACATCCACATGATTACTAACGATAGTGATACTGTGATTGACGTAGAGATGCCACAAATATATCGTGCTAGTGGGGTCGGTGGCACAACTGCCGACTCTTCTTTATCTCTCACTGTGGCTGGATCCATAGGTGACACACTTATAACTGTAGGCAACAACGTAGGGAAAAGGGTATCGTCGGGCGAATTTATTAAGTTTGCGAATCACAAAAAGATTTATATGGTTAAGGGTGCAACATTGAATGGTAATGGGGATCTTCAGATTTTTCCCCCGCTGATTGCGAATTGTCCAATTAGCACCACTGTTGCGACAGGAACCAGCAATGTAATTATGAAGGCTAGATATGATACATCCGTGGTAAAAGGGATGATCTATAAAGATGGAGTTTTAATGGATGTAGGTCAGGTAACACTGATCGAAGATCTTTAGGAGATAAAATGAGAAATCTAGGAAGTGTAGTTTCTAGTCTGATTCGCATGCGAAATGCGGAATATTTCTTTCTTGTTGGGATTGGCGGCACGGACTACTCTACCAGCTTACCGTATAGTATTGTTATGAGTGATGGTATCACCTACAATCATGATAACGGTCTTGTAGCTGTAGAGCCTCCTAGACTTTCCACAACTGTCGACCGGGAATCGTACAAGATTACTTTTGCAGATCCGCAATTCCTTATGAGGTCCTATTTTGAGGCGGGTGCTGTAGGGGATTCAATTGTAGTCAGGATTGGATTCCTTAATCCTACTACAGGTCTGATGACTGGATCTGATGGCGTTTCTGTAGCGCCAGGGATGCCATTTAGAGACCTTCGAGATACTATAATGTCGTATGGTGGTGTAGTTGATAATCATGGCTATACACTCGACTTTGGCGAGGGTAACGTAAGAGCAACTATCGAAGGGTCTAGCCCAATGGCCGATTTGGATCTAGTTAAGACTTTCCAAACATCCAAGGAATGTATAAATCAGTTTAGGTCAGGGGATACCTCATATGATCAGATTTATCAGGGTGCCCAAGGTATAGTGTACAAGTGGGGTAAAGAATAATGGGAACAGGTTTAGAAATAGTTGCTTGGACGTTATTCGTTGCATCTACTGCATACAATTACGAACAATCTAGAAAAGCACGCAGTCAGGCGAGAACTGCTGCGGAGAATGCAAAAGGATTTGAATTTTCTGTTACCGGAGAATCGTCTCCTGTGCCTATTGTGTATGGGCGCAATTTAGTTGGTGGTGTAAGAGCTTACCACAATGTATCACCTAATTATGTAGTCGGTGCATGGGACACTAGTAATGGCCGATATGTAATGCAAGTAACAAAACCAGGATATACTAAGACTGATTACGAGTCCTGGGGTGATGGAAATATCTCTGAGGTAACTACGACTGTTGCTGCTAGCGATCCAATGTCGTCCAACATTAATGGATCAAAGAACGAATTTCTTTATGTGCAACAAGTTCTTAGTTTTGGAAGAATTGAGAAGGCATGGCATATCGATATTGATAGCCGTCCCTACACAGACAAAGACTTTCAGTATGGCTTTAGAGCGAACATAAGCGTTGCAGGTAGCCAGGCTGATCCTATGCTAGTTGGGACATTCCCCAGCGCAGGACGTGATCAGGCCACCTTCCCCTACACAGCTTATGCGAGTCTTGTATACAGATTAAATCGGGATGATCCACAGTATGGTGCTGGAGTACCCGATGCTCAATTCTATATGGAGGGTGCGTGGGTAAGCCCTATCGTACGCAGTGGAAGTCCTGGTGCATATACCTATGCATTTGGCACAGCTCGATATAGTAATTGCCCTGCAGAATGCCTTGCTAACTATCTTACAAATACAATATATGGTAGAGGACTTGATACCTCTAAGCTAGACCTCGAGAGCTTTTATAATGCTACTCAGGTATGCAATCGAACTGTGCAGAGTAACGTTGCTGTAGGTGGTAAGTTATGGGCTGCCAAGG